GTTTTTTTTTTGAAAGTTATATAAAATTATTTAGCAGTCCATTTGGCATTAGAATATACCTCGAAAGGTATATCTCCACCATCTGAACTGAATGTGATTTGGTTTACAGAAGTTACCAAGTAGGTAATAGGTACCCAAGCAGTACCGTTCCAAGCCTCGAAGATCTCTTCTTCGGTATTATAATAAATATAACCTACTTGAACTCCTTGAGGTCTTTCTTCGGTAGTTCCCTGCCGTTTAGAATCCAAAGGATTACCCATAGAATCTACCCAGGCATTGCCATTCCATATACCTAATTTATTAACTTTAGTATCGAAATAAGTTTGGCCTGGTTGAGGATTAGAGGGGACTTCTACCCCTCCACCTGGATTATTCTCTACTCTCCATCTACCAGTAGTAGGATCTACTGAGTTAGAAGATTTGAAGGTGTATCTTTTACCATCTTCAAGACAGTAAGAAGAATGGCCTTCATCAATATCAGCTTCAGAAAAAGCCTTCATCTCAGCCAAAGTTTTGAATTGATCTCTTTCAAAATTTGGCTTCTTTCCCTTATAAGAAAGGTTATCAATATATTGTACTGCCATAATTATTTGAATTGAAGTGAGTAATTAGATACTGTAGAAGCTTCAGAAAGAACATATACATAATACATTTCCCCATTTACTTCCAATTCACTAAGAGTATAAGAATTGATGAACTCATTCTTACCATCCGTAATAGAAGTAAGAGCCCCAAAGGCTTTAGGATAAGCATAACAGTTCTTCTGAGCATTTTGGTTAAATGTTGAAGTGTTATATGTTTTGCTATCCTTAATGATTTCACCACTGCTTAGACCTTGGATACCTTCGGGGGTAGGAGTAAAGTTACTTTCTACTACTCCGAAATAAGAAGGATTAACGAATACTGCTGAAACAGAACCAGTCTTAGTAACTCCATCCTTAGTTGCCTCAACTCTAAAAGTAGTATTAACAGCAATTCCCGGGAACTGTTTAGAAGTTAATGAAACTTCTATCGGTTCATTGTTAATCTTCAAAGTATCAGGTGTAACTGCATCAGGACCTTGTTTGAGTGACCAATTTACTGTTACGGTTTGAGTAGTAGTCTTTCGATATACTCCACCTCCAGTTACAGTAAGTGTTAATGGGAATACTGAAGCAGCAAGTTTCTGAAGAAGGACCTTATCCTCATATGACATAAGTCCCCCATGTCCACCATTCTCTAAAGAAGCAACGGGTATATCATAGTCTGTAGAAGCTTTGAATTCCCATTCTTCATGTTGTGGCCTCTTTTCATACCGTTTCACATTTATACCCACTTTATTTTTCTTAACTGGGTTTTCTTCAAAGGCATTGGGTTTATACAAAATTACCCCAGAAACTACACTGTTGGGCAAAGAATCAATTCTATATTTCAATAGCTTACCCTTAGAACCTTCATAAGCAGTTCCCTGAGTTTCTCCCAATACTACTGTTTCTGAAATTACAGTCATATCCTTACCATCCCATCGTTTGGTAATATTAGTACGACCATTCTCATCGGCTCTACGGAAGTTATAGATTACATCCTCTTTAGGTTCGATTCCAGCATCCCATCCATCAAGGGTTTTGGTATAGATCTTTTTATCCTCAAGAACATAAAGTCTATCACCAACTTCCATATCAGGTACAGAATCACGATCCGAAAGAAGATTTACCTGTTTCTCTATACCCATTACACTGTAAGCAGCCCCCTCAGGTAATTGTTCGGGTTTAAGCTTACCATTGCCATCAAGAGAAGCCAAACCATTAGCTTGATCCTTAGTAGCTTTAAATTCCGTAAGGTCATCTCCAACCTTTTTAATAGAAGCCTGCATTGCAGAATCAGCATCTGATCTATTTTGGGTTTCAGTTGCCAAATTCTGGGCAATTTCATTTTCCTTTGCAGTAGCCCGATTTACTTCAGCAGTAATATCTTGGGTATTCTTAGTTACCTTTGCTTGTAAATCTTCTATAGCTTCTGTATGACCTTGGGATTCCTCAGTGATACGTTGAGAAAGTTTTTCATCCTCAGACTTACGATCGATAATCTCTTGATCTAATTTCTGAGTTATCTGAGTATCAGCTTGAGTTCTTGCAGTAGCTTCATCTTCAATCTTCTTAGAGAGATCAGTTCTAATTTGAGAATCTGCCTGAGTTCTTGCTTGAGATTCTGCATCGATATTCTGTTGAAGAACCTGATCTGCAGCTTTACGATCAGAAATCTCTTTAGCCAATCCATCGGCATTAGTATTAATCTTCTCTTGTAAGGCCGTATCGGCAGCTTTACGATCAGCTACTTCAGTTTCAAGATCTTTCTTCAGTTTATCTACATCACTAACATTAGTATCTACCTTGGTCTGTAAAGACTGGATCAAAGATAGGTTAGTCTGAATAGCCTGGGTATTCTCTTGGATAAGAGCATCCTGAGCACGAATCTGTTGCTGAAGAGTCTGGTAATTCTGATTGATAATCTGTCTCAATTCCGTTCCCAAAGCCGTAAGAGAAGTTCCAAGATTGGTTATATCTAACCTCATTGCAGTATCGGCTTCCTTACGATCTGAAATCTCCTTATTAAGGTTTTCAGTTTGAAGAGTGATCTTAGAAGAAAGTTCTTGATATTTGGTATCTAAGTCTCCTTGTACTTGAGATACAGCATTTGTACGATCTTCTACTTCTTGGTTAATTTGCTCTGCCAAAGCAGCCAACTTCTTGGTGATGGTAGTAGCAAAGTTGGGGTCATTACCCAGAGCATCGGCAATTTCCTTAAGAGTATCAAGAACATCTGGAGCAGAACCAATAATACCTTCAATAGCAGCTTTTACCTCCTCTTCAGTTTGGAACTTAGAATCGTTTACTAACTGAGATACATTAGTGATACGATTAGCAAATTCTTCTATATCTTCTAGCTTAGCTTTTAATTCATCAGTAAAATCATTAGAAGATAATTCTTTACCCTCTTCTTTCTTTACCAATAATTCATCAGCAGCTTTTCGAGCATCAGCCTCAGCTTTAACTTTTTCATCGATCTCTTCACTAATGTGAGCCAGATCTTCTTGATAAGCCATGTGATATGCTTGTTCTCCAGTTTGCCCTGCTTCTTGAATAGTGGGTCTTTCTCCCTGGGGTGTATTGATGTTATATGGAGCCTTGGGGGAACCAGCATCTATTATACCCCCACGATTCAATTGAACTAAGGGCAAAGTATCTCCCTTAAGATCTTTGCCTAAGATGAGATCCCCATTTTCAAGAACTATACCCTTTCTATTGGGCAATTCTGAAGTAGGAAATTTATCCCATTTTACCTTTTCACCATCAATACGCTCAATATCTTTCTGATGAGCTTTTTTGATTTCCTCTTCAGAAAGTTCACGAGCTTTAGCTTCATTGTCTATGTTCTGTTGCAAAGCTTCATCAGCACGAGCTCGTTCTGTAGCCTCTTGCTGAATCTTTTGTTCTAATTCTGCCTTATCATTAGATGAGCCATTTTTCAGGCTATCTATTTCTCTTTGCAAAGCATTCTCGGCAGTAATAGCTCTCTCTTTTTCAAGATCGATTTCCTTATGAACTTCTACCTTGAAATCAGCTAATTGGCCAGCTACCTCCCCTTTTACATTAGAAATAGCCTCGGTATTTTTATCTACTTTCTGTTCTAAAGCCTTGACTGAATCCTTGATGTCCTTGATAGTTTTATCAATGGTATCAGTAAGACCCTGAAGAGCTTTTTCGATTTTTGTATCTACTTCATTGAGACCTTCTTGCAGAGCAGCTTCAGCAGCTTTTGCTCGATTAACTTCAGCAGTAAGGGCCTCTCTAATCTCAATAAGTTTATTAGTAAGGTTAGTAGCAAAGTTGGGATCATTGTTCAGGGCATCTGCCAACTCTTTAAGAGTATCCAATGCTCCATCAGCACCATCTACAAGGTCACTGATATACTTTTCTACTTCTTCTTTAGTTTGGAACTTAAGGTCATTCTCTAACTGGGATACCTTAGTTGGGATTTCTCCAGAAAGAGAATTTAACTTATCTTTCAGTTCTGTGGTAAAGTCCTCCTGAGACAAACCATAGCCTTCTTTCTTATCTACCTTATTGGCAATCGAAAGAAAGAGAGCCCAGAACTCTTTCATAGTACCGACAAAGCCTTGTTCAGTGGCATCATTGAGATAACCCTGCTTAAGTCTCTCATCGATTTCTTCAACAGTATAATACTTACTTGTATACATAGGTATAAGGTTTTAAATAATTAACCAACTGCCTTAGGTTTCCCTAAGAAATATTCTCCACCCTTTCCACAGAATAGGATTCCTTCTGAACCAGCAAAAGCATTGTCAGTAGCATCACCATCTCCTCCATCTTGAACATCGCCTTTAATAATACCGAAGGTAGGTAGCTTATTTACTCTCAATTTAATTGCCTGGCCTATTCCTGGGAAAGGAAGTATCATATCCCAAACAGGTCCAAAGTAATCTTGAAGCCGGGTTACGAAATTAATACCAGTCATACTTTGAAATACTGATATATAATTCCCTGTTCCATCAACCTCTAGATGTACTCCAGAATTACCATTTAGGATTATTATATTACTATCATACCATTCCTGGTTATTGAAAGTAACCTTTGTCCATCTCAGTAATAACTGTGCCATATTATTGTTCTATAAAGTTTACAACTGTGTCACGGTCTCTTTTAAGAATAACCAAGAAGACCAGAGCTTCGTCTTTTGCTTGAGCTACCTGGGTATCACCATCGGGTTTATAAACTATCCCATTTATGATGAACCTATCTTCTGACCAGTTAAATCTCCAGTACCCGTGTTCATCAAGGTACCCAAGCCTTTCTATATATGATTTAGAAATTAGTATCGAAAGGTTTTCATCATCCAGTTCCCCAGATACAGTTGCCTTATTGATTGGCCAATTCCTAAAAGAGTTATAATAACAAAGGGCTTCAATATGAATTTCATAATAAGAAGGTAAACTATCTTCGGCATGATCAAGGAATTGGTTTACCTTTTTTGCCCATATAATATCTTGCCTTCCTGCATCGAAATCTATAAACTCTGTGATGATACGTTTATATCTATCCCAGGTTTTATTGTTTAAGTATCTAGAGATTGGTTTAGTCATGATCTGGGTTTCTTAACTAATTTGAATGAACCTCTATTCAAAGGGGCTGTAGGATTAGGTCCTGATAGGGGAGTAACTACCCTCCTATCTACTACCTTTGGTACTACAGGTGAATAAGGTTGTCTACAGAATGGTAAGAATATCTCTAACCTTTCAGCTAGAGTACAAATGTTTTTCCGAAGTTCATCTATTACTCCTCCCGGTTGCATGGCATTTGAGAAAGTTTTCCAAAGAGAACTAATACTATCAGATACTGAATCGTAGAATTGAACCTCAGTAGGACCAGTAGTGATTTGTTTAACTCTATCTCCTCTAGCTCCACCATCTTCAGAATCATTACCACCAGGCTTAGTGATTTCACTAAGTGATTCTCCGGTGTTGGTTAAAAGTTTAAGTAATTGGACTTGAAGGTAATCGAATACCGCTAATTCCATAATCAGCTGATTTTCTAGTGCCTCATACCATAATTCGTCTTTATATTTATCTGGTGGAATTAGGTGTGTTACTAGAGGACCAATATACAATTGCCATTTTTGAATGAAAAGAGCTTTCTCTTCTTGAGTTAGTTCTTCAGCGATTTCTTTTGGAAGGTAATTGTCAATGAGATTATAGATACTATCAGGAAGAGTAGTATGGGCATAATCACAAATGACGATGGTTTTTTGAATAGTTTCATTCAAACCACTGGAATCTGAAACGGTCAGGGTAACAGTATAAAAACCTGATTCCTCATAAGAATAGGATTCATGCCTTTTACCATTGAAAACCTCTCCCTTATCATCACCAAAGTCCCAATCAAGTATGGCCTTAACTGGGACTTTGGATATTACTCGGAATGAAGCTTCTAGACCTGACGTAGTGTAAACGAAGTCTAGTTTGCCCATACCTAATTGGATTTATCTGGTTTTATAATAGTATTATAGATAGCTTTAATGATATCATAGAATCCGCAAGCACTTAATCCGGCAGCTAAGCCGTATAATAGAGCTACCCACCATTTCATGCTAATTAATATGGGTGATACCTGTAATACCCAGCATACCATACAAACTATAATACCGACGACAACTGATATACCGATCTTTGCCAGTTTGTTTTCCTTAATAGCTGGGATTACCTTTAAGATCTGAGTAGCAATCATAGATACTAAAGCTACTATTCCAGTGAATGAACCAACATCTATAACTACTTCGGAAGCTGGAGCAATTCCAATATCCTCAGCAGCTAATGCAGGTATGGCTAAGGTTAACAAAGCCATAAACATAAAAATAAACTTCTTCATAACTCTTATATTTTAAATGAGTGATTACTCTCCTTCTTTGTGACTCTCAGAATCCTCAATGATTGCCTGGATCAGAGATTCAGCAGTATCGGTATCTTCGATCTCGAAGCCGTATTTCTTTGCAATTAGCTTTACTTCCTCTAAGGAATAGCCCTTAGCGATCTTTTCTACCGTCATACCTTTGGCAATCTGAGCTTGGAGTTTCTTTGCCAACTTTTCGATCTGATCATCAGTATACTTAGAATGTTGGGTATTTTTGTCTACTACCATAATAAGATGACCAGAAGCCAAAGCCAATTGAATCTTCTTAGAATTAAACTGACGAGAACTTAATTCTTTAACTTCTCCTCTTGCAATTGTGATGCCTGTAGATTGATCATGAAAGCTATAAGCTCTTGAACCCACAGTTACTGTAAATAATCTAGCCATTGTTGTAAGATTTTGGTATTATAAAAAGTTAGGGTAGCCCATAAAGACTACCCCTAAAAACAAAAACTTGGAAATGAAGAAAACCGGTATTACTCAAGGTTTACCAAGAGATAAGGATCCACATTCATGAAATCGGGGAATCCGAATTCAGTGAACTTCTTATCTGCAGCCAGCAAGAGAGCAGCATCTTGATACATCTTAGAGAAGCCAGTAGTCAAGCTTGCATATACTGCTTCAGTTTGGTTAGAAACGATTCTTTCTGATTCCAACATCAACTGACGAGCTGTAAGCTTAATCAGGGCAGCAGAAGTATCAATCAGCAATAACTGCTGGTTAGGTGTTCCCGGGTGGATGTAGAAGTTAGCACTACTGGGAACCGGAGACTTCACATTCAAAGTAGCCTGGGTTGTACCAGAGTGACGATCTTTGAATTCCGGCAAGTTCAGCAATTCGATTGCCTGGTCTTCACCACCAATCATAGTTTGGAAGTTACGGCCCATACGAGCAGCACGAACCCAAATATGAAGCAAGTCTTTGTAAGTAATTCCTTGGGCAGTTTCATATACACCGATAATCGGAGCAGATTCTGAACCATCTGGTTTGTTACCGTTAATTACTACGTCCATTGCCAAGGTATCCATAGCATAGCCCAACTGGATACCAAAATCACGGAGATAAATGCCCAAAACATCGATAGAAACGTAGTTCTTAACTTCATCGGTCATCTTAAAGCCCTTACCGATCTTGAACAAAGATACTGACTTCTGTCCGAAGCTTACTTCTCCCAAAGGAATAGTTTCAGCTTCGTTTACCTTTGCAGGTGCAGCATCTGACATGTTGATCATCGGCATGATAGCAGACAGACCGTTAATTGATTGGTCAGAAGCAATGACCTCAGGATAGAAAGGTGCTTGGCGCATACCCAGAGTAATTGCCTGACGAATGATTTCCGGAACAATCCAACGAATATTCTGCTGAGGTATAGTGAAGATGTTCTCCATTGTATCAACATGAGGATTGATACCGATCTTTTCGAAGAGTTCATCTTGGGAAATACCCCATTTACCCTCTGCTACTTCTCCGAGGGTAATTTCGATTGGCTTTCTGTTGTTACTACCAGAACGGTAAGAATCCATCAGAGATACCATTGAAGGCAATTCATTAATGAAATCCTTCTGTGTCAGTTTTGATAAATCTTGTTTTTCCATATCTTTGCTTTGAATTTAGCGGATGAGTACTTGGATAAGTTCATTTGCTTCATCTGCCGGAGTAATAGCGATGAAGTGAGTCTCTGCATCGGCATGGTCTGCCTTTACGAAGCGAGAATTGAGAAGTTCTCCGGAAGGTTTAACATAGCCACATTTAACTTCGGCATTTGATACCCAGTTGCAAAGGGCATATCCTTCTACCATTACTGTTACCTCAACAGGGAAGTTTTTCTGACCCTGATAAGCCGGGTTAACGTTATCTGTTACGGCAATGCCCAAGAATACTTCGCCATCGGCATATACCTTAATTTGGCCTTCTTCAGTGAGTGATACAGGAACTCCCTGTACGATTGTTTCTCCCTGCTTTACAGTGAAAGCTTGGTGAAGCTTATGTGATTCGGATTTGTAGATTACAGTCTTCGGAGTCTTAGAACCAAAGAGAGTCATCGGCTGGTCCATGTTTACAATATTAGTCTTTTCCATAACCTTTATTTTTTATGTGATAACTTTTGTTTGTACAGACTCTCGAAAACTTGGTCTGTAGAATTTTCCTTATTAGAAGCGGTATCCTCTTGGTGTTTACCATCTTCACCTTCAGAAACTGAAGAAGCACGGTTAACATCATGTGAACCACATTTTGAACAAACCATCGGGAACTTTTCTTCCAATCTTGCCTGGTAATCTTTGGTAAGTGATACCAAAGTATTGATACCAGTAGTTTCAGAATTGAGCATAGTTACGATAGTTTCATCTACCTTATCACCCATTAACTTCCTATAGGTTTCTACGGCAGTTTCTCGGAGAGAAGCAATATGATTCTTTCCTACAGTTGCCATTTCCGTCAGATTTGCCACTTCTGTATTTAATTTATTGATCTGCTCAGTGAGAGAAGTTTTCTCTGTATTGAGACTATCAACAGAAGCTTGCAAAGTGTTTTTGGATGATACCAAGTTCTGGATACAGGCAATCACATTCTCCTGATCCATCTCTTTACCTTCTTCAAGGGTAAGCATATTATCCCCAAAAAGGCTTTCAAGAAATTCTCTTAATTCTTTGTTCATACCATTATTTTTATTGTTTTGGTTTTCTTGGTTATCATTAAAAGAACCCTGAGTATCGTTATTTTCCTGAAACATACTCATGTCTGATTTGTAATCGGTAAAGAAATATTGCTTCGATTTATCATCCCGATATTCTTCATAAGATGCCCAAGTTCTTTTAGCAAAAGTTGGGTTAATAATTTTACCATCGGACCCAATTTTCTGAGCAAATGAATCAGCTCCATGTGAAACTAGAGAGGTTTCCAAATAACGAACTATTTCAGTAACTATTCTACGTACCATAACTCCCTTAGAATCATAAGTACCAAGTTTCTGATAGAATTCGTTATCCTCCATTTGAGGATGGGATTTATCCCACTTGAATTGTACTGTAACAGAGTTACTATGGATTGATGGTGGTTCCATGAGGATTCCTCTAGCAATTCTTGGGTTTGCCTTACCATCGATCTTCAGAATACCATTGATACCAGCAGGTATAGTAAAGCTACCATCTTTATAGGCTTCTTGCCACATTACTTGTGATACAGCACCAATAGCATTACCTACATTAGTTTCATGATCACAATTAATCGTTTGCCCAAGCAACATCTTCATAGAAGCCTTTAATACTCCATTCTGACTAAAGTCTGTAGGATTCCAATTCTTAGATACGATAGTTTCTGAAAGTAATCGGAACATCGGTTCGATAAACTCTTCATCCTTTGGAGTTAATTCTGATTTATCAAGGTTGGGATAATAGGTATTATAATCTATATCACCTCCCCAAAATCCAAATTGAGCAATGGAATCCGGTGTAGGAGTTTTCCATTTGTAATAATTCTCGGAGAAAGCCTGGGCTCCCACTGCCTCTGGTATATACCCAGCCATAATAGTATGGCCTTGACCTATCACCATAGAATCAAGATGCTCTTTGTTTTTCTTTGTAAATTTACTTTTACTCATCTTGCTTTAGTATTTTGGTCTCCTCGAGAAGGGGCCGGGTTAGTTTTATCTCTTGATCTACGAGCAGATTGGTTTTTGTCAGCCTGCCTTTGTTTCTTTTTAGTACCCTCTTGGGGATCAGTATTACCATCCTGATCTTCTAAAGGAACTCTTGGTTCTTTTTCATCGGGTGAATCATAGCCCATTGCCCAAGCATATTGATCTTGGCTAATGATACCTGCCTTATATAATAAGTCAAGGTTCTGTATCTTATATTGGAGACCCTGTTGGATTTTAACTTCATCAGAAACGGTAGAAGTTCCCCAATCAATCTTTATCCCCTTATTATTAAAACCTGCCAGACGCAGTTCTAGAGAATAAATTCTATCCAATACGTAAGCTACAATCATTTGGATATTTTTTAACTGGCTAATCATCTTAGATAACATTATGCCAGTTGCACCTTCACCAGTAGTAGATGATACCCCAATGATGGAACCATTAACCCCTAAACCATTAGCTACTGATTGTTGGTTCATATTCCAAGGCTTCTCTATATTACCCAATTCCTTGGTAGTAGAGTTAAGCTTGAATTCATGATCATCAATGTAACCAGTAACTATACCATCCTTTAATCCTTCCCGAAGATTTCTTTTAAGGTTTAAAAGGATTCGATTTAATCGGTTCTCATAAGCTGATGCAGATTCACTTGCCATCTGATCAGGTTTTGCCATCTTAGCTTCAAGAAAACCAATCATACCGGCAACTTCCATAATATGCTTGAAATTAATCTTCATATCATGTTGGGTTTTTAATGAATCAAGAGAAGTCATAAAAGGAGGAATCCCATAAGGCTCATCTGTATCATTAAACATACCGGAATAAATATAGGTTTCTGTATTTAGCTTTATATAATCTTCTTTTCGATTATTGGTGAAAGCTACATTCTTTTGGTAAGGTTGATAAACTCCATTGTTTTCCCTTTTGAATACTATATTCTCGGGTCTTAGGAATAGGATAGTTGCTAGTCCCTCTAATTTATCATCGGGAACACATTCAATAGAAATAGCCCCACTAACTAAGAGTTGAACTATCATTTTGTTTACTAATCCATCAATCCCAGCAGAATACGTTGACCATTTTTTGGTAGCATTCTTTAGATGTTCTCTCATCTTACTTGCTTCCTCATCCGTATTATTAGGGAATGTAATTAAGTGACCGGTATTAGACAACTTAAACATATCCTGAAGAGCAATGCCCACATCCGGATTTACCTTATATAGATCTCGAATGAAAGGTATTATCTCTGTACGGAAAGAAGGACTTACCATATAAGTAAGCCCTTTTAAGGAAGAAATAAAATTAGAATCTTCTGGAACCGATACCCTACCTGGAGATACTGAAGGAACATGGTTAGATTTTTTATTACCTTCAGCCTGTGGCATAATGGGAGGATCTTTCTTCCCAAATGGCCATTTGAAACTAATCTTTTTCATTTTGGTTGTACAATTATGTTAGTCTTTCCTTTTCGTATGTGATTGCATATTGCTTTTCCGAAAATAGAGTCATCAGAATAGACATCACCTTCAAGGTCTATATCTACTGCTGAATTGTTTGCCCTATGCTTACCCATTGCTACTGGTCTACCCAAACCATCATAGATAAAAGTATAAGCTTCTTGAACGAAAAATGGATCTTTTATTATAACGTCTTCTTCTCGAATATCTTGTTCAAGATTCTCGATGATTACTGAACGATTCTTTTGAGTAGTTAACCATCCTGGAGATTTATCTACCTCTGGTCTACTCTTACCCTTTTTCTTCAGCATCTTTTGATAGTAGTACAATTTGGGATACCCTTCATCCTGAAGCTTGGTAGTTACAGCCATACCAACATCATTGGATTCTGGGGCAATGGTTGCCCAATTATATAATTGACCAGTATCTCCCAGAAGTTTAGCATACTTATCTATAGGGATTCTACCTTTAAATACTGCTTGTTCTTCTCCTTGCTTATCCATACAAGTAAAAGCTGAGTAGTCAGAAGCTCTACCAGTTGAAACGTCTGCCCCGATAAAATATTCTTTATCTGATTGAGGTTCAAGATATTGTCTATACTGACCATTAAACCTTTTCTTAATAACTGGGTAATCACTAAGGCAGTCTTCGATAGCCTTTATATCAGCTAAATCGAAGACTGTATTTCCTGATGATAAGAAGTCACCATCTATTTCTTGAGCAGTTCTCTTTGGGCCAAGAGCAGAAGCCATTTGCTTATACCAGTTTTCATCTCGTTCTGGGTGCATTTGCCAATATAACCGGATTGGGTTAAATGGGTTACCTCCTGCAATGGCATCTACCCAAGTAGAATGGTAAAAGTTCCCTACGCCATAGGGTGTAGAGTTTACGATAGCCGATCCACCAGTATTATGATTGATGTAGTTATTAGCTGATATATAAGAATTATCATCTTCTACATGAATATCATAAATGGTTCTTTGGCATTTCTTTACTACTTGTAATTTAGAGATATAAACCCTTGAACCTCTTTCAGTTAAGATTCTCTTAACAAACTTATGAGCTTGTTTATATTCTGGATATACTTCTCTAGCAATTTCTCTATAAGAGAAACCTTCTTCGGCCATTTCTAAAATTCTACCTCTTTTTAGGAGGTTTGGCAATTTATCACCTTGAATGCCGAATATGGTTGCATTTAGATTATACTCAAAACTTTTCTTAACGTTATCAGAACTTGATATATACCTAAGATTATTTATATGATTACAATCTCTCTGGTTATTTATGTGATCTACTTGAGATTTTGGATTAGGTTTAGGCCCAAGGAAAGCTTCTGCAACCAATAAGTGTACTGATCTTTGAAATGTTTTACCTTTTCCTTGATTACGTGTTGACCCTGTTTCTCTTTTTACTCCAGCTTTTTTAAGAGCAACTCTCAGATAGCCATCTTTATTTGGTCTGGGAGTTAATTCATAAAAACCTCCTCTTGGAGAATCAGAATATACCTTACCAAGATTTGATACAAAATAACCTGGAAATTCTTCTATGGGTTTTAGGATTTCTTTAGAAGGAGCTTTTACTTGTTTAGGTAGCTTAAGTTGATCTACTTTAGTATCAGCTTGAATGATATTCAGATTTTGATCAATGATCTCTTCTACAGTTTTCCATCCCTTAGTAGTAAATAATCTATGTTTTGGGGTATATCCAGCTTTTTTACCTCGATTATCTTTTACAAACCAAGTCTCTAATTTACCCTTATTCTGGGTCCATAGAATTTTTTTCCATGAACCAGTATGAGTTAAAGTATAATACCCTAAGTTAGATATATCTAAAACTCCTTTTTGTTTGGGGCAAAGAGTTCTTAATTTAATTTGCTCGGTTATTGGTTTTGGATATCCCTTTTTAATTTCCTCATAATGTCTTAAAAAGACAGGAGTTGAGCCAACCGAGCATGAAAGAGTAGGAAAAGCCGCGGCCCAGATTTGAGCTGCCCATCTTACAATAGCAGCCTCATCAATAACCAGAAGGGAAAGGGATTCTGAACGTCCGGCTTCTGAAGATGTAGGAATAGATTCTATGAAAGATCCATTATCGAATTCTATCATGGAAGCAGATCCAAATTCTCCAGCCCTACCATTTATGATTGGAGTTTGAAGGTACCATGGGAGATTCTTATACATGAACTTAATCTTCTTGAGTACCTTTTTTGCCGTTGTATCCTTAATAGAGATAATGTTTATCTTCTTATTCGGATGGTACATCGCTAACCAAAGGCAGTACATAGAAATAAGTTCTGTAATACCAGCCTGACGAAACTTTAGTAAAATGTTGAATCTCTCTTTTACGAACTGGTATAGTACCGATTTCTGGTAAGGATATAGTTCGAATCTTACCTTTCCTCTTATTGGGTGTATCACATAACAAAAGAGACTAAAGAGAAATACATCATTAGGAACTTTAGCCAGTATCCCTAATTCCTCTCTTGTAAGGTTTGTATTTTCTGTTATAATCTTTTTTGCCATATCAAAATTTATATTGAACTGAAAACTCTAAATCAGTACCTATTCCCGATTGGAATTTCGGGTAGTAGAAAGCATTGATTCCGAGTTTGTAATTAAATCGGTTAGTCTTGAACTCAATTCCAGTACCCATGTCTAACAGATTGTTGAAAGGTCTGTATTTACCATAGATGTAAGGATTAAGTGAAAATCTCTTTATCCTTTTCTGGGTTAATTGACCTTCATACCAGTTATAACTGTACTTATCTAGATCGATTTGGAATAATCTAGTTGAGTAAGTATTGGTTTCCTTATTGAGTAGACTTAAGTTCAATTGATTCCTCTTCAAAACAACTTGAACCAGAGAATCTTGTTTACTGATAAGATGCTGTCTTATGGGATTATCAGGAAGAGAGTCAGACTTCTTCTTATCGTAAACTAAGATTCTATCTGGTTCTTTTTCTTCTGAGAATTTTTTCTCAGGTTTGAAAGGTTTCTTGATGTAAACTGTATCTGGGATTTCATTGACTGCTTGTTCCAGAGAATTAACCTCTCGAGAAAGTTTGTAATTCCTGAAGCAAAGGTAAATAGTAAATCCTACTAATAGGATTAACGTAACGATATTTTTGGCTTTCTTCATAAACTAATAATATAATCTTAATAAACCCAGTACAAAAGAAGAAAAAAAAACCTCCTAAAAAAAAGAAGAATAAAGAATACAAGATAATATATATTTCCAATCAATGGTTGTATACAACCATTGATTACATTGGTTGATTCCATCAACCAATGTAGGTAGAATGAATAATGATTATTATTGATACCTACCTATTGAGGTTAATTGTATAGAAGGTTTTAAGAAGGAATTCCTGAAAGGGAGGAAGTTTTCCCTTCTAGTACTTTTTGACACTTTTAAAGTCTTTTAACATTTAATCAAATCATCAACTTACCTTAGTTCTCTTAGTCTTTAAGCTCCTAGCATGCTTTCTAGTAATATTTTCTCCTAATATTAGGGCCTTACTCGATTTCTTTTCAACCAACTTTGGTGAAATAGCTTCATACCAACCATCTATTTGAGAGGCGCAAGCATCTAGTAAATTTAAATATTCCATCTTCTTAGCTTCGAATGATTTTAACATTTTAGGCAATAAAAATCGGCTTTTTGAAACCGATTTTAAATTTGGGTTCAAACTCCAGTAGTAAGAAGCTAAAGCACTACTAAGTTTAGATTCTTCAGCTAGTACTTCTGATTCTAACTTCATTAATTTATATATTAATTTCACTTTAGAACCAGGTAGGTTTTTAATAAAATCCTCAGGTAATCTTGGTAAAGTTTTCATATTATATTTATGGTATTAAGTTAGTTATATATATATGTATAATCCAATAGTCTACTTATCGGAGGCGTTTCTAATGCACCTTTTAAACCAAATCCCAATTTCTCCAACTGCCCCTTTGGCAATTGTATACCTTGCCTTGTTAAGCCAGTAAAGATAATTGCCTTCATCCATGAAAATCTTGTAGGGTTTAGGAAATCCCATGATTGCCTTGAAATCCAAAATCCCAAGAGGATAACCATCGGGTCGGAATTGTCTATCGGCAGGTCTCAGTGTTAAGGGGGATTTATCTTCTTCCAATCTGTATACTCCTGGGAGGGTACTCATCTTTGCTGTTTTGATTGGCCATTTCTTTTCAGCATGGAATGCTCCTACCCAAAGTCTATGTATTTTCTTTACTGTAAGATTTTTCTTTTCGGGAAGTTTTCGATAGTCATACATTGCCAGGGTTTTATCCAAGGGTATGTTATAATTTAATGGATTCTGGTAATCGTTAAGTAGATTTCTAGTAATTGTTGGGTTTTTTACTTGAAATACTTCATTGAAAGCATTCAAATATTTCTTACCGGTTTTTCTATGTACTCCGATGATAAGTAATCTCTTTCGTGATAACTGTGAGTTCCCATAATCAGAAACCGACCTTTCGTGAAAAATAAGTTTATAATCTTCGAAAGTTTTTTGAAGGTATTCCTTTGGTAGCAGAGATAGCAAACGAGGCAAGTTTTCTATAAGAAATATCTTAGGTTTATAATGTAAGATTGATTGAATCACTAGATTTAGGGATTTATTCTCTTGGGGATTACCCAATTCTTTTACTTTTGAAAGCCTCATAATGGAGGATGCTCCACAATCTGGGCTTGAAAGTATGATGTCTGGCTTACAGTCTGGAAAAGCCCCATCTTTATAATAGGGTATATCCCCAAAGTTTAATTTCCACTGTTCTAGACCCTTAGTATAAAATACTCCTCTAATTTCTAGATTAGCTATCAAATTCTTTCTAAAAGGAAACAAAAGGATGCCTGCACCCGCAGACACCCCTAATACTTTTAATTTTTTCATTTCTTGTAGCTTCTCAGTTTTATGTAAGACATCCATGAAAAGGGTAATCTTTCTTTGAGATAATCCCATTTGGTATCATTCGAATGAGCTTCTTCTTCGAAACTTACATCGTGATATCGATCATTCTGCTTATCCCAACCTGCAAAAGTTAAGATGATCAAATATTCGATTCCATACCATAAGTAGAAGAATCCAAAAGCAATTATGGGAATAATCCACCAGGGAGCTCCTAAACCAGCTACGATGATACCAATAATCAATCCCAGGATAAAGCATTCTATCTGTTGTACCTGATGAATACACTCATGATTTATATTATCCCATTCATATACCTCTTCATCATACTTGAAGAAAGAATTGAAAAATAAGGTTATTGCTGTGTAATTCTTGGCTAGAATCAACTTTGCTAACCAATTATTGAAGTGACATCTTTTCATAACTTATTTTTGAAGTTTTCGTAAGCATTTCTTAATTTCTGATCGTAAGCATTCTGGGCATATCCAGGGCCATTATATTTTTTGGCAAATCCTGCCCAGTCTTTTTCCTTGAGTTCTTTCAAACAACCCGAGTTATTCATGAAATAATACATCAATTCCAGTTGTTTTTCATGAGATTCTGACATCTTATGAACGAAATCGAAGACATCTTTACATCCACATAGGTTGTGATTGAATCCCATGATCTGGAACATTCCCCAACTTGTAGCTTTTAAAGCACATTCTTCATCAATTTCTTTAGCTAATTCGAGCCTTTTGTACTCTCCTAAGCCCCCAAAATATTTAGATTTATCCCATTTTGGGTAAAATACCGTAGAGAATTCCTTACAGAGATAAGCTAAGTCTCTATCTGGGAATTTTTTGTGAAATTCCTTATACATAATGTGCCCCTCAAAAAGGATTTGAGGTCTACCATCGGATAAAAATCCATCTCTACCTGCAGCTTCTACTATCTGTACTGATTTTAAGAGAGCTGGTTCTATACCCAATCGGTTAGCCAGATCTTTAATCATCTCATTCGTTAATTTATCTTTCATAACTTTAGTGTTTTAAGTTCAATAAACATTGAACAGTATTGCTCATATCCCTATTTTCTAAGTTCTTTGTGTTCTATTATTCCATATAACTTATAAATAATGCAATATGAATAAGACAAATAGATGCCGAATATGTGGCAAATTCATTAATTTAGGGGATTTTGATATGAATCGAGAGATTCCTAAACTTATGAAAGCTCAGGATATTTGTTATGGATGTGCTTTTTGGTATACTCGATTAGAATATGATAAAAAGCTTGAAAAAGAGAAGAAAATTTCAGTGATTACTCCAGATTATTCTCATTGGATAACTCGAGTACCCGGAGATATTTTAATGGTCCCTTCAGCTTTCGGGGGAATTTACCAAACTAAACTCCAACCAGTAAACACTTTAGGAGTCATAGATCGAAGTAAGAAGGAGCTATACATTATCAGATATAATAATATCACTCACCAAGGTACTATTCCGGAGCATCTAAGAAAACTTTTTAAAGTAAACGGAGTATTTCTATCTCCACAGGAATACAAAATGTTAGAAGATTACCAAGGCAATGCCTATGAATTTATTAAAAATAAGATAGATAATTTTCAATAATCAAATAAATTTAGTATATTTGCATAAACAAATTAATTAACGAATTATGAAAGAAAAATTAAAAGAGGGTACAAGGGTAATCTACTCAAATTCAGAGAATCCTACCTTGATGGAAGAAGTAGAAGTAGTTTCGGTAGATAAAAAAGAAGGAGTTGCTGCTCTGAGTAATAAAGTAAAGGTAACTCGATTGCCTAATTTGGATGGAGTTTATAAAAGAGTAGGCAATAATCTTCAAGGATTTGCATTACCAATTAACTCAGAGAATGAGGAAAGATTTAAAAGGTTCAAGGCATATTTCTCTATCAAACGTTCTATAGAAAAATTAGCTTCTTATGGAGATGATATTAAAGGATGGGAAATCTCTAAATTAGAGAAGGTTCAAGGCAAATTATCCAAGGTAATCAACTTAATCGAAGAAAAATAATGTGGGTGATTCTTTACACAGTATATGCGGTTTGTTTTTTGCCAGCAGTGATTCTTACTAAGCTTTGTAAGAGATATTTGGGTTTAAATGAATTCATTACTTTCATCAGTATCTGGTTAGTTTTGCCTTTGTTCCCAATATATTGTTTAATCCAATACTTAAAACATTTGAGATTATGAGACATTATTTCGATTCAAACAACAACTATAGAGGTTGGTCTGCCAGTACTCAAGAACTTATATTATACATATTGTTCTTGGTTTTATTCCCAGTTATAATTATATTTGGGGTATTATTTTTTCCTTTAATTTATCTGGGTTGCTACTTTAATCAGGGTAAATTCTGGGAGAAGAATAAAATAGGCCTTACATTTGCCTTAGCATTCTGGGTAATTGCATTATTCGTAATTTAAAAGAGAAGTTAGATTTCCCCAGTCTTCGAAAAGTGAATGTAGAAGAGAATAAAGAAAAAGAAAAAGAACTATAATATAATGTTTCATTCATAAGAAAGATAGATGTAAAATTCTGTTGAAGATCCCGGACCTTAGAGAAGGTAATCCGGGATCTTTTTTAGTTAAAAACTATCCGATATAGAGTCCTAGAATCATGGGCGTCACTCTTATTAGTCAATCGTAGAGATACTTCATCTACTATACCAGTACCATTACTTAAGAATATTTCCCCTTCGTAATTTTTAAGACCTAATCCACTAACTGAACTTTTAAGTGTGAGATAGCTAGATTTACTGGGTGTTTTTAGTTCAAGCTCATAATCCTCTAACAGATCTTCTCTAAAAGTACACATCAGAAAGTATTTGATATCTGAACTGAAGTCATAATTGCTGCTATTCATCTTAATTCTACAATTATAGATAGGATAATTGGAACCATCATCATTAGTACCCACATTTACAAAATTAAAATAAGGTAGAAAGTCCAGAGTACCCACATTCTTTGGATAACCCGAAAATTTTATCAGTGAAGCAGTGTAGAAAGGCATACTTTTTTGTAAAATTCTAACCTCTTGGGATTTATCTCCTGCAGTTCTTACTAATAAGTTAGTGGACCTATCCTTTGCAGAGGTATTAGGATCAGCCGTAATACTTACTGACGCATTCCCTTGCCCAGAATTTTGACTAACTGTAATAAATTCTTTTTTCATATCTTTAAGCTTTTAGTGTTATTTAAGGTATAAGAGGAGATCTTGAGACCCCTTCTTATAATCACCTAACCCTGTGTAATAATGGTGAACTATTCTTATATGTAACTTAAAAATTATTTAGAGTATGGAAAAGAACTTTTTAAACATCACTCCAGAGAGTGGAAATGGAAATCAAGAAGTAACCGTAAATGCAAAAGCTAACGTCTCTCTAGAAGATCGAGAAGAGACGTTGAGAATCAGATCCTCAACAGGGAAAGAGGCTTCTGTAAGAATAACCCAGGATGGTGTACCTTTTATGGCTCATATTGGAGTAGTACCTAGAAATATCTTCCCCGCAAGTACTGGACATCCTACAAATATTACCTTTTTAAAAACTACTTGGGATTCCGAAGGTATACCAACTACTGAACTGAAAGTAGCTAATTCAGATGAAAGAGAGCTTGAGTTTATACCATATTTCCAACTCCTAATCAGAAAGGATATAGCAGATGAATTATTACCTCCTGGGGAGTATGGAAACCCTGCGATGTATATTCAAGATGCTCTACTAGATCAATCTCTAACTGGTATTGGTATAAGCTTTAATCAAATTACTATAAAGGGGATTGAATATTATACTGCAGCAATAGAGGGATCTTACTATAAAGAAGATTTTCATGCTAGCATAGGATTATGCTATGAATATGAAGAGGTTGAATTATTCCGATTATGTACACAGAGATTTGATATTCACTGGTTCTAGAGAAAAATTATATAAACATGGTAACAGTAGAAAGAATTAGAGATGATAGTGAAAAGAGAATACTAAGATGTTCTGAGGGTAATAGAGTTTGGTATCAGATGTGGATTGATCCCGAAGATATGCTAAGAATAGAACTACTATTGGAGGGAGGGAGTAGAACTTGGATGATAGAACTTCAGAAGTATTATGTATTCTTTTATGAGAGAAAGAATGGTAGAAGGATCTTAGGGAAGGATAGGATTAAGAAGATATTAGATACCCTTTTATAAAGAAGTGAAAGCCAGGGATGTTTGGTCTCTGGCTTCTTTGTGTGAAGTATATGGGGTATACTATAACCCCATATAAACCTTTAATATGTAAGTGTATGGATAAAAGTTTTTTAAGTGTATCTCCAAGTGAAGGAGAAGGTAATGCTCAAGTAGTTATTAATGTTAAGGAAAATATGTCTCTAGATGAAAGGTCTGAGAGCCTTAATATCCGAACGAGTAATGGAGTAGAGAAGCAAGTGAGGATTACTCAGGATCCTGGTATGATCTTCTTCCCTACTATGCAAGTATCGGGCATCAAGGTAGGACAGGGAGAGCAGAAGTTTGCTTCCTTAAATCATTATCCTGTGATATCTCCCCAGAGTGATAAGAATTGGTTGGTAGATAGTATTAATATAGGGAACCTATTATTAAGCTTTACGAACGGTGGGGTAATAGTTTTTCGATTAAGGATTCTTATGAGAAAAAGTTTCTGGGAGAATTATACTCCTGAGATTAACCAGGGAGGTTCTACCTATTACCTTGAGGATAAGAGTAAAGAGTTATATTCTATTGATGAATTTTGGTACCTTAAAGATGACTGGGTATATGTGGGATGGAATTGGAATATGGACTCTTCTGAAGGTTCTCATATTCCTTCTGCTACTTTAGATTATGATAATGGGGAAGGAGAGTATAAGACTTTATTTGAATGGAGATTCTCGGCTGATTCAATGGATTTATTACCTTAGTAAGGATTGGGAAGTTCTGGTATGCCCTTAATACGAAAGCCCAAAATCATGGCCTACTAAAAAGGGCGGACGGTTACGTTAATTTTAACATTTTAAAAATAAAGATAAGGGACAATGTTTTTATTGTCCCTTTTTATTTCAGTCCTTAAAATACTCGTTTTCTTTGTTATTTAAACTTTCTTTTGTGTCTCTATACATTTGCTTAATTAAAAGAAATAATGCAGCAAATAAAGCTATATTTAGTAATACCATAAAGAAGTTATTTAAAGGGAGTATTTTAAAATACTCCCTTATATTAGTGTATTATTTATTAAAATCTTTTACGATTTCAAGACCTTTTTTCAAAATCTCCTTTTTTTCTTCTTTAGTGTTTTCGCTTGCAATAGAAGCAAATGAAAAATCATTCAAAACGTATGCAGATTTATAAAAATCTAAAAAAGCCCCGATTAATTTTTCAGATTTATTTTCTACTATTGTAGAGAGCATAGAATAAGTGTAGTTTCTTAGTTTCTTTCTCGCTGCCTTTTTCTTTTTCTCATCCATGCCATCAAATAGAGTATTTTTATAAATCTCTGTTTTTTGTCCTAAAGAAGTTTTTAAAAGTCCGTTTGTTTTTTCTTTAGTTGTTTTAAACAACTCATTAAAAGAAATTGTAGCATTTGCTTTACTTGTTGCAATTGCTTTTTCTGCACTCACTTGATTTACTTTTGTTGTTGACATAATAAAAATACTTTTAGTTTTTATGTTTATTTTATTATAACCTTTTCTCTATAAAACTAAAAGATTTTATAAGAAAAAGAGAAAAGGTTTTTGTTTCATTTCTGTATTGCAAATATAAGAACTATTTTTTAATCTACAAAATTTTTTGAGATTTTTTTTTGAAAAATTTTTAGAGAGTATTTTTCAACTCTCTAAATTAAATCCCGTTAAATCTGTAATATTCTCTACATTTTTGATTAGCTCAAAAACTTCGTCCAAAGTTACATTATTTTTCTTTAATAAATAAGATGTTAGTTTTTTTGCTGCACTCATTGAAGAAATAGCTTCAATAAGATAATACTTTTCATCTGTTGTAATAACTAAATACTTTTTCATAACCCTATTATTTTTGTTTTTCACTATGCAAATATAAAAACTTTATTTAGATTACGCAAATATTTAGAGAAAAATTTTCAAGAAAATGAAGTTTTTAAAAATCAAAAATTTTAAAATTAAAATTTGCAAAAATCTAAAAATTGGAGAGGTTTTTAGATTGCACCCTAAAAAGTAGTTTAAAATTTGCACTTAAATTTGGGGGTACGTTCAAGCTTAAAATCACGCACGCTTTGTAGCTATATAGATTACCTGTATGAATAGAGAGAGTATTGGTTATAGGTATAGAAGTATCCCATAGGCCATTAATGGTACCCAGTAGTAAATTTCTCTAAGGTCCTTCAAATTGCATAGGAAGCCATTAAGGGAATATTCTAGAAGGCTTATAGGTATAGAGGTATTAGAGCCTAATTACCTAATCTAATATAAGGCCATAGATAGTGATTTTGAAAATAGGGTGTAAGGTAAGAACATAAAAAGGTCCAGTACCAAAGTTAGGTCTGGACCAAAGTTAGGCTTAGTAGGATTAATTAGCAAGTGAAAGGAACTGTTACCATGACCAATGTAGACCATATATGTATTAGGGGCATTTCTAGTGAAGCTTCGGGATCGAAAGGAAATACCTGATGTAATTGATTAGAGATTTCTAAAGATTCTTCTGGGGTAAGTGTATCGGGATCCTTAATGGTAAAGGACCATAGGTGAAAGCCTTGTTCCTCATGGTCGATAGTGTTAATGGATATTAGGGTTAACCGTTCTGGGATTTGGGTTTCCTGGATTTCAGAAAGGATAGGATAAATGTAATCCTTGATCCCCTGTTCGAAATGAGGATAGGAATCAGGTGCAGCAATTAATGAAAGATTAATACTTTTTGCAAAATTAAATTCAGTGTTTAAAATACTTGTTCTCATAAGTCTATCTTTAATTAGTTATTATTACAATGCAAATATAAATATTAAATATTATATATGCAAATCCTCAATTGCTTTATAGGAGTACCTAAGGGCCTTGATTATATTTTTAAATCCTTGAGGCCATGAATGGAGTAAGGCCATAATCCTAATTTGCCTTATAACCTTTACCCTATATAAACCTATACCTAATAAGGCAATCAAGGTACCCCTAAATCACAAAATGTCCTAGAATTATTGCATTTATCAATAATATAAATACTAATGCAATAACTTACATAGTTACTAGGATAATTGCCTAATAATCCCCTATGATTACCTATAAAATCCTATTTCTAGGTACCTTGAAGGCAATTATAATCCCCAAGAGATCCTAATTTACCCCTGAATAAGAGAGATCAGTAAAAGGCAACATCCTACAAACAACCGTACACTGCCTTTTTAACACGTAGCCTATTTTATCAACTATTATATATATATATACTAATATAAAAGGTAAATTAGGCAAATGGCAAATAGAAGGCCATTAATCGACTACTGTACTAAAGCTATAGTACACTCCTACAAACGTTTGTAGCTATATGACTATCTGTATTATAATTACCTTTTACCTTCACATGCCTTACCTTATATATATATATATGTATATAATAAGCGGCCATTAATGGTACTGGGATTATGAGGATTTTATGGAGATTAGGGGCCTTTTTATTGCCTTTTTGTGATTACCTTAAAATGAGCCAAGTAGCTCTAGAGTATAGTAGCTATATAGTAATGTGGTATGTTTTGTATAGTAAGTAGGGGGATTGCCTTGAGGTACCTCAAATTTTCGAAACCCCCGGGGATACCTTGTATATGTATCTTAGATATGTATTATATGATATGAGTATTAATAGTAATGATGATATATGGTAATAGGTATTAGTGTATTATATGAGGTATAGGATATGATTATATTGATTAGGTATATAGGTATTATGTATACCTTTAGTGTATAGGTTCTTTATTATTTCTCTTTTGTTTTTGTTTGGGGAGGGGGATTGGTTATAGGTACCTTTGTATTAGGATCATTAAGGTGGTATATATTATTAGGATTAGGATTTGTGATATTAGGTACCTTATTTTGTTTGTTGGGGGGGATTGGTAGGTGTTCTCATTGTGTATGAGGATTAGGATGGTGATTAGGGATAGGATTACCTTTAGGTATGTGATATTCATGGTAGTGGGATTATATCGATTATGGTTATATCACTTAGATTTATTTGTAATATCCCTCTTAACCTTAGCCTTATGAATTCTGAGTGAAGGTGGTTGTTGTTTATTTCTTGGTGGGGGTAGCGAAAGTAAGGATTTAGTTCCTCAGTTCTGTATGGGATTACCATTTCCTCTGTGAAACCCTCTGTGTAGTCTTTAGTGTGACCTGGTACCTCGAAAGATACCAGGAATTCCCCTTTTGTTAGCATGGCTCTAGTTCATTAGTTAGTATTCGGATATCGGTATATTGATTCATGTATTCCTCTTCTGAAGATATGTCTAAGCATTTACATGCTATGTAGTGACCGTACATCGATATACCCGATTTATAGCCCTGGTCTTCGTTTAGGAAGTAGGCTAATCCTTTCCTATTGATTTCGATTACGGGGTAAGGAGGTTCTCCATTGGTTGCTTCCTTATCGAAGGTAGCAAAGTCATAAGTATCCGTATTATCAGTCATGGTAGCAAATATTTCTATTAGCCAGGTAAAATCCTCTAGAGGTACTTTATCTAGCCATTCCCATCCGATTGGGTAATCGTTTATGGTTATGGTTAAGTTACTGAGAATAGTTGAATTTAGTTTCATATTTTGTTAGTTGAGTTGAGGGTTAAAAGCGGATTGGGTTGGTTTAATATTTCTGAGTAGAACACAAGTTAGATTGCGATCTTGATCAGGAACTCCCACTATTACGTAGAAATATAAGGGATCTTTTGGTATATCAAATATGAATGCTGATACCTTTCTTTCCCCATTTCTATTCGTTCGATATGGGTATTTTCTAGTTTTCCGTTTAGTAGTACATGAGATAAATATTCTTTGATAGCTTGGGATTCTCTTTCTGGTTTGAAATCCCAGGTATTTAGCATATCGTTAAACCATTCAGGATTATCGCAGAGTTTTATTAATTGGTTTTTGATGTATTCTGTCATTTTCCGTAATGTTTTAGTTCTTTGTTATATTCGGGGTATTTATTCTCGTAGTAGTCATAAAGATAAGTGTATTCGTCATCTCCAGACCAGCAATCTATGAAGTATTCATATTGATCCTCTGTTGCTTGTGATGGGTGTATATGCAAAGTGTATTTGCAGTAATGTTCCCATACCGTTTTTGGTTGAAAGTTATTCTTGGTAGGGAAAAGCATAATAGCTATCACGGTAGCTATCAAGGCAATTAGTATTAATTTGATTCTAGTCATGATCATAAGGGTTTAGCGATTACTGATATAAAGCCCTGTGGGTATAGAGTATAAAAGATTTGGTAATCTCCATTTGGTAAGAATACTTCCAGGATATTTGCTAGCAATGGGTAGATTTTCCATTGGTTATCTTCTAGGAAGGTTACCCAGTCCTTTATTTCATCATCTAAATAGTTCCCAGTGAGTTGAATGTGATAGGTTTCTTGATCCGGGACAAATACATTGGTTACTACCTGAATCTCATTGGATTCCTTTTTGTATTGAAGAATGGGATACCAGATGCCTTCGGTTTTCCATTTATTAAGTTGGAATAGGGACATACCCTGTTCTAGAGTGTTGAGCAGTTTATATAAATTTATCATAGGGATTAGGATTTTAGTGACTGGAATAATTTAGAGATATACAAGGACTTTATAAGATCAGGAGTAAGGTGATCTTCTTCCCATTTTACAAGAGCTTTATATAGTTCATCATAGGTATTTACCATATCTTCGTCCTGTTCTTCATCTTGGATAAATTCCCAGAGATGTTTTTTAAGTTTGTTGAGGATTTCCTCTTGGTGATCTGGGGATAATTTGGTAATACCAAAGATGATTGCCTCTACCTGTGAGGGTGAGTAATCACGGTATTGGTCATCGGCACCTTCCGTTAAATTCATACGGGAGATAAGGTTTTCATTTAGGTTTTCGAATAAGGTTTCTTCTGAAGAATAAATAATAAGGTAGCCAGAAATGGAAGAAGCAAGAGGGTCATTGCCCAAATCGATTGAGTAAACTTGGATACCTCTGTTATATGGATTAATGTAGAGCCCATCGGTGTAGTCATAAGTATAAATGGGATGGGAAGCAAGCAAGTTGCCGATGTCGATTAAATTTTTTAACTGTTTCATAATGTCTATATTTAAATTGTTTTTCTATGCAAATATAATCATTTTTATTTTTATAGAAAAATATATCAAAAGAATTTTTAATCAAAAGGGAGTTCCCAGTCCCTGTTAGTGATAGGTTTTATCATAATAATCAGTGATATTGAGAACTCCCATAACGGCAAATGAAAGAAAGTGATTAAGTTTTGGTATTAGTATAGTTCATCTGCCAGGCTTGGTTCTGGGTTATCAGATTCTTTTTCTTTAATTACGCATTCGTTACATTTTGTAGAGGATGAGGCTCTAGTGAATTTTTGATATGAGAATTGTTTGGTGTCCTCATCATAGGCAAATCTAAATATACCTTTACGGGCAATTCTCTTCCCGTAAGTTTTCTTTAGATTGTTATACCAGTCCATATATTCCTGAGGAGATTTAAAGATTTCTTCTTTGCCCTCTTGATCAGGATCTTTGCTTATGGGTCTTACCCTCCAGTTAACCTTAATCTGATCAGGTAACATAGTTAGCGATAAAAAATATCGTGTCCAAGTACCTAACATAATGTTTCCAGTTTCCATCTCAATTGTAGAGGGAACCATTAATTGTGGAGTATAACAGTATTTTCTCATGATATAGAAAAGTTAAGTTGGAAAATCCAGCTGTTTTTATCGAGTTGATTGAATGATATGAATGTACCGTCGTTATCCGTAAAAGCATTCATAAATTCAATAGCAACCTGGGTTAATTGTCCCTTATAGGGATTAGTATCAGCAGTTATGGCAGATTCGAAAATAAATGTATAATATGCCGTATCCTCTATTTGTACTTGGTTAATATCCAAGCAATTGAGTTTGTAATCGTCCTCTAATCTGATTAGAAGTTCCATTAAGAGATTACAGAGATTACCCTGTTCATCTGAATCGAGTTCAAATGTAGATTTCTTGTCTAAGAAATTACGAACTACCTTTAATGTTTGGGAGTCGTTGTAAGTTACTGAATTTTTCATAATGTCTATATTTAAATTGTTTCTCTATGCAAATATAATCATTTTTATTTTTATAGAAAAATATATTCTTTTATTTTTCTATGGAGCTGAGGATGTAAGAAAGGTTACTTGTCTTCTTCAGTTCATCAAAAGCAATAGAAAGGCAATCTTCTTTATTGGCAAGAGAAGGAATTTCGAATTTACTAAAGAAATCCCTTATCGAATTCTTTAAGTATTCAGTAAGAGCTTCCGATATCTCTTTAGAGTCATAGGCTGAAATCAGGTTTTTTCTCAACTCCATAAGATCTTCTTCGGATTTTATTAGTGAATCAGATTCTTTAATAAGAAAGAAGTTACCCTTATTAGTGATACCTTTTTGATAGCCGAGGTCTATGATTTGATTCACAAATTTCCTATATAGGTCTCTGCTAACCTTGAAATAATTATCTCGATCTAAATTGAAGTATAGTGAGATTGAGGGTAATAACAAGTTGAATAACTTTAGAGGTTCTTCCCTTATTTAGCTATGTTATTAGTATCCTCTACATGGATGCTTCTAATCTCTAAGCATAATCCATTATCTAACTGAACTAGTAAGTTTACTGATTGTAGTTGATTTTTCATAATTCTGTATCTTTTGTTTTATCGTTAATGAATGATTGAACTTCTCGGTGTATGATGTTAGAAACTACTACTTGATCCTTAGCAGTTTCCTCTATCTTAGTTATTTCTTCAGAGATAAAAGCAGCAAGAAAATCAGAAGAGTTCTTATAATAAGCTACCCATTCTTTTATCCAGTTAGCCTCTAAGTAATACCTGTAATTACCAAAAAGATCTTCAATAGCAAGATTAGTATTAGCATAGGGGCTAACAAGATTCCTGATATTGCATAGCAGATCGGCATATTCCTCTGGTATTCTCAAAGACCGAGGAATATCGTCTAAATTTGATATATCAGGTATGAAATGGGTTTTATAAAGTGATTTTAGGGGCTTTTGATAACCTAAGCTTAGATTAAAAGCTTCTTTAGAATATAAAAGAGAGAAGAAGTACATGAATCTGTAGTACATTAAGTTTGGTACTATATCATATACTTTGTAATATTTCTGATAGTCGTTATATAGCTTGATGTAGATCTTATCGTCAAATATTGCAAAGGTTCTCAACATATAAGGAATGTTGAACTCTAGATCGTTATAGAAATCAGCAAACCTGATATTCTTCTGATCATCCAAATAAAGTAAGTTCTTGCAGTATTTTAGCTGCTGTTCTGGTTTTTTCTTAAATAAGTTCATGTGATTAAAATGTAAAGTCAATGTATATCTTTCTTGTTCCCTTGAGAAATTTTTCGTGATTTGAGTCATCATACTTATGGCAAGCATAAGTCTTAGATGATTTATCGTAATGGTCTCTTACCCATACTGGAGCAGTATCTGTAGGTTTCAGTTTAAAATATGTACCTTGATTAACTTTGTTAACCGTGGTTTCTTTGTAGGTTGGTTTTAATGTTTCCATATTTTGTCTATTTTTAAATTGATATGCAAATATAATTCTTTTTATTAAATTATGCAATAACCCCATAAACATAGAGAAGCCCCGATTATAGATGTCGGGGCTTAGTTTATTTAGATAAGAATCGGGCCGTAAATGGAGTATCATCCTCTTCCTCCTCTATTTCTTCATAGGATATTAGTTCTGGGTCTTCTTCATCTGGATCAATCCTCATCTCTATTTCTCTTCTCAGTTCATGATGCTCCCTTGAAGAAACTTCTAATGCCCCTTTATAATCATCAGTTATCTGAGTTAACTCTTGTTTATTGATATTAAGACCCTCTTTACTAACATCTACTCCCTCTTGCTTAGTAGCAACTACCTCGGGCAATGAACTAAGATCATATTTAGCTTCTAGGAGTTTAGCTTCTTCTGTTTTATCTTGAATCTTTTGAGATTCTAAAATAATCTTTCTAGCTTCCTCTATACTAATGCCCTGTTCTTGCTGAATATTGTTCTGTTGATTGAATTGATTGAAGATATTAGTAGTACCATTCCCAGTGAACCCTCTTATCAATGATTGAAGAGAATTAGTAGAATCCAGCTTCATTTTCAAAGCCTTGTTCAATTCAGCAGAAATAAAGGGCATATACTTCCCACCCTGTGAATCTCTTAATAGATTAACCTGATGAGATACTTCCATTCTATCCTCTAATACCCATGCTAATTGTTCTCCAAGTAAGGCTTCTATAAGTGATTCTTGTTTATCCTTATCCCATATCCTACTTGACAGAAGTCTATCTCTCATGAATACTCTTATCTGATTAACGTCTATCCCTAACTTATTAGAGAAAGTGTTAATATCATAAGTAACACCACAAAGTACTCCATTACCCAATAACCATTGGTTTATAAGGTAATTTTGTACTTTTAATAAATCCTCAGGCTTTTGGGTTTTCTGATACTCTAATGCAAGAGCAGTAGTTCCCATTGGTCGAGGAAATCTCTTTATTTTATCTTTTCCTTCCATATAAGTGAGCCTTTCTTATATCTTTAGATTCTTCATATCCAATCTTTTCTAAGGTATAACAGATGAAAGCGTTTATACTCTGATTATAGAAATATCCTTTATATCTATCCTTACCATAGAATAAACTAAAAGCTACACCAGAGAGTAAATCCCTGGTGTAAATTAATCTCTCTTTTCCTAATATGGGGATTTCTAAACAAATCCTATAATCGGATGCCTTAAATTTATTGCCATGAAGATCGATTATTTCTCTTACCATAATTTGCCTTTTTAGGGTCCGAGGATTTTTTGTCTTGTTTACTATGGCTATTTAATTGCCTTTGCTCTTCGATCCTTTTTTGCATTTTCGGATATAACCTTCTCCTTAGGGGAACTACCTGAGTTGCAAAAAAGGCATTCCATAATTTCTGGGATAAAGGTTCTCCAACTTTGAGTTTGGATATTGCCCAGAATTTAGATTCGAAATTCTTCACTATTTCTCTGAATCGATAATAATAGATAATACCCGATTTATTATCTCTTCCGATAGTAGTAGTTTGGCAATATTCCAGAAACTCTTTACCTAATTCGGATATGAATTCTTCCCTTTTAAAATCAAAGTTCTCTTGATCTAGTTTGAATAATTTTACGTAATCGATTGCTTCCATATAAGTTTAGTGATTAATTAACATTATAGGTCTGGGGATTTCCTCATCTGTGATTTGGAATAAATATCCCCTTATATCATCCTCATAGTATGAAGACCAATAAGTTCTCCGGATTCTAAAATTATCTAAGATTGCCCCTTTGGGGATTCCAGTAACGAATAATCGATGTTTGGGCATTACGGGAGTGATTTCGAATTTACCCTCTTTAAAGTTACCAAAAGTACAATAATCTGGCATATTACCAGTGAATCCGGTAGGTTGTAATACATCTTGGATTAAAGCAGTTTGAGGTATTTCTCTTTGATTGCATTCGATGGTCAATTTCGATTTGCCTATATATAGGTCTTTAACTATTTCTCTAAACATCTGTATATAATTATGTGAGTGATACCATTCTTTTTAAAGTAAGAGCCATCTTTAGAATGTTCCTCTAACTTTTTCAATTCTCTTCGAGATTCAGTACAAACCCTATCCGATTTCCTTAATATACCAAAAGCGTTATCCCATATAGGGGTCATAGGATCAACTGGCCCTGCATATATTACCTGATGCCTTGCCATAATTTGAGGATATTTGGATTTGTACTGGTATTTACCCTTGAGGTAAAGTACATTATACTTTTCTAGATTTTCTTTTTCGTTTAACATTGGCTTTGTTGTTATTGATATAATCTGATATCTGATCTAATTGATTTAAAACTAAGGCTTGTACAAATATTGATATAGGCCTGAAAAAGTAATTCCTTACGTTCTTTGGATTGATATACCAATCGTAGATTATAAAGAACTTCTTAATCTTAGAATGCTTAAGTGATCTCTGAACTAAATAAGTCTTACAACATCTTTTATGTAATTCTAGCAGTTCTTTATCTTGCTTAAGCATCTCCTTTTCTGAGAAGATGATATAGTCCATTAATTTAAGAAGAGATATAAGTCCCAGGTGAGTTCCCGGGACTTAGGTTAATGGTTTGTAATTATGCAACCTGCTCTGGTTTGAGAACCTTTTTCTTGAAGTCCTCATATTTCTTAGCAGCATCCTTGAACTCTTTAGAATTTTGATCCTTGATACGGAACATTTCCCGTTCAAGTCTATGTAATTCGTTTCGAGTTTGTTGTCTCCATTTCTTACGGGCAAGTGTATCAGTTATATCCTCAGGGTATACGTATTTCACTTCCCGATTGGAAATCACTTGTTCAATGATTGAGGGTTTTTGTTGTTGTTTTACTTCCTTGATGGTTTCTTCCTTCTTGAATTTCTTTCCCTTTGGTTTGAGTTCTACCAATTTAGCCTTAGAGAATTCTTTGGCAGCTTCTTTAGATTCTTCTACCAATTGTTTCTTGGTCTTTTGGCCTTTGGCTTTAGTAGTTTTTGACTTGGAAACTTGTTCCTTAACTTCGTTCAACTGATTAGCAACTAAGGTTGCAATAGTGTTTTCTAAATTCTTTTTCATAATGTCTATATTTAAATTGTTTCTCTATGCAAATATAAGAATAATATATTATTCTACAAAAGAAAAATAAATTTATTTTCTAAATTCTAAGGTTAATCCTCAAGGAAATCGAAGATGTCATCAGAGTAGGTAATATTATCTTCGGGATCTGATAAGTAATCTTCCCGATGTTCTTCATAGTAATCAAAGATATTATCTACCTGTTGTTCTTTAGTGTAAAACTTACAATTTACTAGCTTACATTTACCTGGATTGTTTTTTAGGTATGTATAAGCTTCCTCTAAGGTTAAAGGCTTATCTGATAATACTTCAAAGGTTTCCTTTTTAGGTCCATTAAAGTGTATGTTTAGTTTATTACCAGATCTTTCTACTTGGGCATTTGGTGAAGTTTCTACTTCTACTAAATATCTATATTTCCGAGTTCCCTTTGGTTGAGAAATGATTACCTGTTTCTCTTCTACCCTGGGTGTATCAGAAATAAAAGCAGGAATTGCCTTAACCATATTGCATTGGTGAGATCCCTTATCTAAGGTCCCAATGAGAATAGAGAAAGCAATTCCTGCTCCGATAATGGGCAATATGAGATTATTTTTGGAGTTCATATCCAGTTTCTTCAAATTTGCCCTTGATATATTGGTTTAAGTATTTGCCCTTAGAGGATGCCTCATGTAAGCCATTTGCTATATCATGAGGAACCTTATCATATCGATAAACTCTGTTGTTTTTAAAAGCTACCCATAATTCCTTTTGGGATGAGCTATAACCATATCCTTCTAAGTTAGAGGATTCACAAGGTATCATCTCTATTCCCAAAATTGATTCAACCTGTTTTAAGTAATCGTTCTTTTCCATGGTGTCTATATTTTAAGTAATGTAATCTCTGGGTGATAATTGATTTGAATCTCATGAAGGAGTTCCCATGCTCCGCATACTCCCTGAGAATTGTCGATCAGCCATTCATCTTCCATTTTGAATAAGATATGTGAACATATCATTAGCTGATATTCATTGAGCATTTTTATGAAAGTAGGGTACCTTTCTATAGTAACATATCTTTCTATCTCTTGATCTAAGGCAAATTGAATCTCCTCATCCTCAATCTGAAGAAGGCTTCTGAGTAGTCCTTTATCGAAAGGTTTATTAGCTTTCAGATCTTCTTTGAGAGAAGATAGTGATTCAATTTGAATATCAGCTATTAGCTTAATGATGTCCTTTGTTTCCTTGTCCATAATTAAAATTTTTCTTTATGCAAATATACTAAATTTATTTCTATATAAAATATCTTTTTATTAAAAACTGTGGTTAAGGAGGGTGTTACTTTCTCTGAATGACTTCTTCCATCTTTTCTTTGATTGAATCAGGGAATACAGCATCGCCTACCCATCTTAAGAAGAATTTAGAAGGTTTCTTATCTGGATTGAGCAATAGTTGTCTTTGTTCCGTAGAGAACTTAATACGTTCTGATTCAAGCATCCATTTGGGTAATTTAGTGAACTCAGCTTGAGAGAAAGAAATAGTTTTCTTACCAATTTGGGCCTTTAATGGTTTCTTTCTTTCCTTATACAAATAGGGAATAACCTTTTTCGAAGGCCCCTTGAGGATACTGAAACCAAAGATAATCATTGGATCAAATTTATCTGCTTTTGGATCCTTAGCACGTTTAATACACCTTGCCATCCAAGAGAACGAATTAGGATATTGATTATTATCTGTAGCTTCTCCCACATCCTTTTTATTGAACTCAAACCCAGGGAAATGATAAAGGAAATCCTCTGTAAGGATAAATACAAATCCCAATCCTCTAAGGTATTTGATAATCTCTTGTTGGGTTTTACCCTCTTCAACCATTTTCTCTACATCTAAGAGAATATCCTCTCTTGGAGATTCTATTTCTTGAGTAGTAGAGTTAGCAGGTCTTCCTCTTCCTGCAGACGGTGCCTTTATTGGGAGATTACCAGATAATCTATCTAGATAATCTTTAAAATTATTTATTTCGGATTGATTAGTAAGAGTTACTTCTACTCTTATAGGTCCATTATGTTGTACCTTTGGACCGGAATTCATTTCTGTATAAGCATCTACCAATCTATCGGATAATGGAGTACCATTTTCTGACAGAGTAGTGATTCTGAGTTTCGATTTAAATATTTCTTCTTTTTCCATAATGCTTTAATGATAAAAAGAAAGGCCTGAACAAAAGTGTTATTTGTCAGGCCTTTACTGTTATTAACGAATACTTAAAAGTATGGGAATAGAAAGGTTTTTATTAATCTTCTTCTTTAGAGGCCTTCTTTTTCTTTTTGTCTTTGGCCTTTTTGTCTTCCTTCTTGGTAGAAGGTTTTTCTTTAACCTTTGCCTTAGATTCCTTTTTGGAAGTTTCTTTCTTCTCTTTTGGAGCATCTCCCTGAGCAAGTTTTCTTTGCTCCATACGATATTTCTTCTTTTCGGCAGAAGTCATTTCTCTACCATCGATAAGAGGATAATCGTATTTAGTAGCTACTCTACCTGAACCCTTAGGTTCCTTTTTGTCTTCTTTGGCTTTTGCCTTAGATTTAGAGTTTTTCTCTTTGAGTTTAACGAGTTTAGCCTCATTAGCCTCATCACCTTCGGGATATTTAGCAGCAACTTTATCCCGTTCTTTGTTGAGCTTATTTACAAGTTCGGTAACCTTTTTACCGTGTTTCTTGTCCTTAGTCCAATCCTTAGTGGGATCCAGGTTGTTCTCTTTAAGATAAGCTTCAAGAGCTGCCTTTGCCTTAGAAAGTTCCGGAGTTTTATTAACCGGTTTGTCTTTCTTCTTTTTCTTTTTGTCCTTAGTCATTGTAGTTAATCTATTGGTTAATTATTTCCCTATGTATAATCCCATAGTTATAATTTCCGAATATAAGTTTGGTTTTCCTTAATTTCTAGGATTTTAAGCTCTTCCTGATTTGACAGTGATATTACTTCTAAAACATCTCGAATATCTTGTTCAGATAGATTATTGAAAGATGCTTCATATAAATCGGATCCCAGTTGAAATTTTACCTCAGTTCTGGTACCTTGTATTAGACTTTTTAACGAATTGGAAATACTTGAAAGTTTTCTTTTAAGATACTTAATATGAAGAGAAATGGATTGGTATTTACCCTTATTACCTTTCCTGAGAGCAAGGTTCATTTGGTATTTAGAGTATTCTAAGTCTTTTAGAATTACTGAATACTTTCTTATGAGTTCTTTGAGTTCCATTTGGGTCTTGGTATTGGATTGGGTATTTCTTGATCTGATAACATTTCTTTTGCTTCTTCAATAATTAGAGAAGCAAGTTCTTTCTCCTCCTCATTTAGATTTTCTAGTACTTCCGTATAAGTATTTATAAGATTATCCAAAGCAATGATAATAATATTCTTTCTGATTTCGTATTTATCCATAGGAAGCAGTATTTAGATAAAATAAAAGCCAACTACCTATCCCAGGCAATTGGCTTAAAAGTGAAAACAAAATGTAAAATAATTAGTGTTATGAACTAAACTCTTTATGCAGACATATCAATTATTAATCTTCTGATTCTTCTTCGGAGTCTTCCTCTTTCTCCTTCTTTGATTTGGGAGAAGTGATAACTCCGTGGCCTTTCTTTGATTTAACCGTGAAATTGCCCGGAACAAAAGCCACTGAAGTAGAGATTGCTTTACCATCCGTAACCAAAACGGAAGTAACTACTACTCCCTGATAGCCTTCTTTATTCTTTACTGCATAGCCGTAATTCATTACCTTGCTATTGTCATTGATAGCAATAACATCGATCTGTTTGCTATTCGGACGTTGCTCAGCCGGACGGTTTTTCAAAGCTTCCATTCTTGCCTTACGTTTTGCTTCTTTTTCTGGATCTTTCTCTTTAGAACCCTTTTTCTTCGGATCTTCTTTCTTTGATTTTGTTGCCATAATAGGTTTGAAATTATTAGTTAATAATGATAAGTAAAACTTCTACGAAATGTAATAATTAAAGAGGTAGCAGAAAATACCCACTACCTCTAAATTTTCTTTTTTCTTTTTTAAGGTTTATTTTTTACCTTTCTTACCTTTACCCTTTGCTTCTTTCTTTGCAGGGAGTTTGAGGCCCAATTCTTTGGCAATTGCCTTACGAAGCTTTTCAATTTCGTCTTCGTCGAAATCATCAGGATCAGTGTCAAGATCTTTGTCGTCGCAAACTTCTTCCAATTCTTCGAAGTCCATTTCAGCAAGAGCCTCACCGGTCAAATCTTCGTCTTCTTCCTCCTCTTCCTCTTCTTCGTCTTCTTCGTCTTCTTCCTCCTCTTCGTCTTCTTCCTCCTCTTCGTCTTCTTCGTCTTCTTCCTCTTCTTCGTCTTCTTCGTCTTCTTCCTCTTCCTCAGAACCGAAAAGGTCTTCTGCTTCCTCGGCAGTCAAGGCAATCGGAGCCGGAGTGATTTTGATTGAGCCATCTTCGTACTTGATAATAATTGTACCATTTACTTCTGTTCTAGAAACTTCTTTCAGTTCTACTTCTTTTTTCTTCTTAGCCATTTTCGTAATGTTTAAGTTGGTTAATAATATAATTAATTAAACTGTGATTAATCGTTTCCGTTTTATAAGCTTAACATACCCAGAGTTTAATAATTCCTCCTGAGCAGTATTAAATTGTGTTATATCTTCAAGAACTGTATTTAACTGTTCTTTAGAAGTGATATTTACTTCTTGACTACTAAGAATTTTATCTCCTTGATAAGTAGCTATCTTAAAGACTTTTCCTTGATAAGGGTCAAAATCCTTTCTCTTAAAAATTTGAGGTATATCATTCATAGCTATATTTAATTTTAGTTATTCCGGGAATACCAACCTTTCCGAAGCATTCGGTATAAAATTTGTATTTCCCTTTTTTCATTGTTTTATAGTTATCAGCTAATCGAATTGGGTAGACCCATATTTGATTTTCTATCATCCGATTGGTCATTATATAAGCATAAGCCTTTCGAATTTTAACTTTTTCTAAAGATACAAAGCCTTGAAATAAAAGAGCTTTCTTAAGAAACCTTTCTTTTGGAAGATACCCCACAAATTTAGTATTTGCCTTATCGAATAAATCTAATAGATCCCTCTGGGCTTTTATGAAAAGTATCTTTTGCATCTTTACCCTCCCTTGGTAGTATTTCCATAAGAAAAGGGCTAATGACCCAATTAAGGGAGGGTAATTAAGAAAGTTCCGATCAAATTCTACTTTCTCATTTTGAGGTAATCTATTGTAGATTCTGTAAGATAGAATTACGGACCTGTATTCTCTTTCGTTTAATTGCTTGGGCAGAGATCCCTTGCCGTTGTCCATATAATTTTCTCGCATACCTTTTATCAAATTCTTGTTTACCCTTAGAATGAAAAACTCTGTGCATCTGTATCATGAATCGTCTTCTTCTATGTTTATCAACCCTATATTCGTCTGGTATAATAAACTTCCTAGCTTTTACTAATTTACCCTTAAAGTAAAATTTTGTAGTTCCTTTAAAGTGATTCTTCCCATTCATATCTTGGGCTTTCTTAATGCCTTGCCTTAGGAGTTTCCTACCTGAGATAATATGAATATATTGAAGAACATCTACTCCATAAAGGTAAATCAGAGTTCTCTTTATATGGGATCTAGTAAAATAGGGGATAGAAGTAAGATGCTTCCGATATAATTTCTTTTCGGTTATATATTTATTGGTAGTATCTGGTCTCCAAGTCCAAAAATAATACCGATCGGGTTTTATCTCTTCCCTACTACTTTCCTTTATCTTTACCATTCAATTTCCTTTTTGCAGTACGGTACCAAAGATTTATGGATTTCTCGTTTGCTTCTGGGAATTTCTTTTTCATTCTTCGAATTATTCTCTCTAATTCGTACCCCTTTGAAGTTAATTCCCATACGTAGGATTTTTTAGTACCCTTTATGAGGTTAAATTCATCCCTTTCTCTGGGGGGTTTCTTTTCTCTGGGTTTCTTTATTCCAGATACTCTTCTTGTTTTTCTTTTTCCATCTTCTCCTTCTTCTCCCAAAAAGCCAAGTCTTAATTTTGAACTTCTTAAGGGATCATCTTTTGCTAATCCTGCAGTTTCTAGTTGCCTATCCATCCAATCATCGTATTCATTAATAAGATGTTTGTTTGGTTTCTCTTCTGAAGTATTTATCCAATTGATCAATTGGAATACTGAAGCAGAACAAGCATCCGGGAAGGGCATTCCCAATATAACTGCCTTTCTTTTTAAGTCCCGATAGGTTTGATTCCTACCTGCAGCTCCGAGAAAATTAGATTTCTCTTTAGAGGGAACAAGTTTATCTTTTTTCTTCTTTACCATACTTTAAAAGTGTTTTAAATTTTTTCGATATGCAAATATATAAAGACTAATTCAAATATAAAATTAATATCATTATTTTTTATATAATAGCTGGGGATTCACTCGTTCGGTACCAGTTGATTTGGGTTTTCGTGGTTTTCTGGTTTTATGAACATTATAGGCAACATCCATTACCTTTACGTTAAAGTCAATATTATTTACCTGGTTATAATTAACTGCCTTTTGAACACAGTAACGATATTCTGGCCAAAACTTTTGCCCTAATTTCACATCTCCAGTTTTATCCATGAATTTAGATACCATAAAACCAAAAGTATCCGCATCATCTTTTTCTTCAAATACATACATGTAAAATCTACTAAACTCTTTTACTACTTCCTCTAAAGGCCTTACTGGGAGTAAGAGATAACCATCCGTATATAATTCCTGAGATATTAAGCATACCCAGTATTTCTTCTTTCCAGGTTTTACTTTATATCGGAATCTTTCTTTTACTTTAGTGTGCATCCATTCTGGTACTCTATTTAAAAGGTATCTGATATAGATCTTATCCTTTTTATTCAATCTCCTTTTGAATGCAGATGGCTGTTGTAGCATTCTTGGAAGAATACGAGAATTATTCCATCTATCATATTCAAAGATTAACTTAACAGTATCCTGATCCCAGGGGTCTTCTGATTCTCTTAACCTTTTCATATTCCTCATTATATTATGAGCATTCACCTTGGGCAATATCTGAGCAGCATCACCAGAATATAAAGCCGCTTCTCTTCTCTTTAATCTCTTTTCTAGGCATCCCTCTATATAATCTTGAAAATTCCTTTCACATGGGCAATCTGGTCTGAATATAGAAGTCCTTTTCTCAAAAAAATCCGAGAAAAGCCTAAAGAACTTCTCAGACCTTTCTCGGATTTCAAGATACTTATAATGAGACAACTTTAAAATCTCACCCGCTTCCCAAGATGACTTATTTTCGGATAATTGAAGGAACAGAGATTGTTGTTCTTTTTGGGTTAAACAGTCCCATGCTTTCTTTTGAAATTCATTCATATCAATTTCTCCTATATGCCATTATGTTATCAATTGCTTCTGAGGTAATTTTATTAGGATCAAATTCTTGCTGATTAGCATAGAGTTTATCTGGATCACAGTTTTGATATACTGAGTACAGAACATTATCAAAGGGTAATTTCAATTCCATCTTACCACATTCGGGATATAACAATAGCTTCACTAACTTATTATTATAATCTACATCTACCACAGTAGCATCCACTCCCTCATAGGGGTATCCCTTTAATACTAAGTAATCTCCAGGATGAATATTCATCATATCCTCAACGGAGTATTTCTTATTCTCTCTTGCTAATTTCTTAAATCTTCTAACATCCTTTCTTGAACAAGTAGCTACTAAAGAGAAATCATCGAAATCCTCTGAGTTATCTATCCTAACTTTTTTCTTTCTTGGATGTAAAGTCTCTGTAGCTTTTAACCAAGTCCTTATACCAGAAATATTTCTCTTTAGTTTATTAAGAAAGGGTCTAGAATAAGCAAACTCACTGGGCATTTTAATGAAGCCATAGTTGAATAAAATAGGTATTTCTTCGAATTGCATCTTGCCTTTGTGAGTTTTCTTTAATACATTTACCATTGGAATAATGGCTTTTATATTTTTATACCCCTTCTCTTTCAATTCTTCATTGATCCGAGAGCAGTATTTCTTCTCAATATAAAATATACAGTATACATAAGGGGTATGTTTTTTCATATTTAAGAGTTTTTAAGGATTAACTTAGCTTGTTTATGTACTAACTTATAGTTTACATTCTTCAATATATCACTAGCCATGAATACATAAAGAATTTCACCTATCTTTGGTACATCAATCACCATAATGGAGGCCTTATCGAATAGAGGTTTATAAAATACGGATGATAAATTCTTTCCCACTACAAAGAAAAATTCTTCTGAAGGCATTGAGTTATATCTCATACATAATATAGGAACTTTATTTGCCCTTTTAGCATCTTTAGAAGCTTGTTCCCAAAATTTCAATATATCGCATCCCTTATTACCTAAGAGAATATGTTCGAATTTAATCTCTTTGTAGTTTTTACATTCTACGGATATTTTACATCTGTGGGCATGTCTCTCATCCTGACACATAATATCCGAAGACAAATCCCTACTCTGATGATTTGCACCAGAGTAAGGTGTTCTGCCGAATTTGAAAGAAGTCCATTGAGTAAACCATTTTGAGACCCTGAGTTCAAACCTAGACCCCTTTTTCTTACTATTTGCCATAAGTCATTGTCTTGTTTTAAAGATTATAATTATATATCCTTATAGTAATTGATACCTACTTAGGCCATTGACTTTTTCAACTTGCAGAATTTTAGTATTACTCAAAGGCAATGAATCATGGTGTGTGATTAAGAAAAGGGTTTTATCTGAAAAGGCATGTCGTATAAGAGAAATTACTACTTCTATATTATCCGAGCTGAGTGATTCGAATACTTCATCAAGGAAAGCAAGGTTAATACCCTTAGAGGCAGTAAGAGCTTCATTCATAGCAAAAGCCATTGCTATATTACAAATTTGTTTTTCTCCGCCTGATAGTTCATCATAATCGATTATTTGCCCATCTCTTTCTATTAAAGTAACAAAATCTTTTCTAGCAGTACCCAGATCAATAGTAAACTCTATCCTAAATCCTAATACCTGAGTATATTTCTCTAAAGTAGAATTTAACCTATCCAACGAAGAATCAAATAGATAAGCTTTTATACCATTATTACCAAGAGGGTCATCTATCAACCAATTATAATTCTCTAACTCTAATTCTTTGTTGTGAAAATCCTCATCAACTTTACGTAGTTTTTTCCTAATCTCTTTAAGCTTTTGTTTATATTTGGGGGACATGACCTTAAGCTTTTCCCGTTTGAGCTTATCCAAATCTTCATCAATAGAAGCGATGTCAGAAGCAATATCATCACAATCTGATTTTAATTTCTTATACTTATCATTTACATTACTAAGTTTTTCTAATCTTCCTAAAGCCTCTTGATATTCTTTATCATATTTATCCAGATCAGAGAATGCCTTATATATTGATTTAGCATCTCGTAATGCACGTTTGTAGTGACCAGATTCTAACTGTATTACTAACTCTTTGATTACCTTTTTGAGTGGTACATTAGATAAATTCTTGGCCTCTTTTATTTTACCTCTCAGATCAAGGATCAGATTGTTTTGCCTTTTAATTTTAACTTGAAGAGAAGTATCTACCTCATCCTTAATCTGTTTCTTTTTTTCGATTAAGAGTTTAGTTAACTTCTCTCTATCTTGCTTAAGTTCCCTTTTCTCTTCTTTTATTTTTTGCTTGAAGGATTTCTCTCTATCTCTTAAATCGAAGTAAGCTTCCCTATTAGTGTCTAGTTCTCTCTTAAGTAACTCGGATTGATGCTTTACTTCATTTACCTTTGCTATTAAGTTATTTTTATCTTGCTGGGCAATTCCTTTTGCAAGGTTTAAGAACTCTAAATCGAATACTTCCTCGAATATCTTTTTCTTATCAGAATTCGACTCTTGTATTAATCGTTTAATACCCTGACCAAACATTATAGAGTTCATGAATAGAGTGTAAGATAATCCTACTTCTTTACAAATTTCATCCTGGATTTGATTCTTGCCCTTTACACTTACTAACTCATTATCTTTTAGGAATATAAGCCTATCGTTCCCCTTTGCTCCATCATCAAGGATTCCCTTATATTTCTGACATCGAATTATTTTGAATAAATGGGAATCTTTCTGAAAATAGAGTTCTACCAGGGTTCCCAGATAACCTTTAGGTCTAACTGATTCCCAAGTATTCACATTGGACACTCCCTTTAGGTTTTTACCATATAATGCCCATACTAATGAGGATAAGATAGAACTTTTCCCTTTGCCATTAGTTGCTTTAATTAATACTGTACAGTTAGTATTCAGCTGTAAGTGTAAATTTTCAATTGAACAAAACCCTATGGCATTTAATGTAGTGAATGTTAACATGATTCGGCCTTTTTTAATGTTTCAATTAGTAGCTTAGTTTTAACCTCATCCTTAATACCTTTTTCTTTTAGGTACCTTTTTGCTAGTACTTTTTTAGATAATTGCTTAGTTATTTGATGGTTAGTATTTACGGGTATACTAGATTTTTTAGGTAATACCATATAATAATTGCCATCATCTTTAATCTCATCTTCAGATCCTACATCAACAAATTTCGGAAACCCCTTTAATTCTACAAACTTCATAGAAAGATCAGAATAAAGTTTCCAGTATCCAAGTTTACAATCTTTATCAGTTCTCCTTTGTTGTAAAGGAGCCCCAATCATATAAACCTTCTTTGATAACCTTTGGGGTTTATGTATATGGCCACATAATACTAAATCAAATTTATTCAGGATATTCACATTCAGATTTTCTACTGAATTTATTTCTCTCCCATCCGTATCCTTAGCACCAGGATAATCAGTGTGTAGTAAAAGAATATTCTTTTTATGTTTATCTAATTCAATCTTCTTTAGATGATCACTTAAACCGATATTATTATCTATATAGGGTAAACCATATACCATAATATCCCTATGAGTTAGAGATAAGGGTGTTTTCCCATAATCTAGTATCTTTAACCCATACCTTTCTACTAAATAAAGCCAACTAAAAGGTGGCATACCAATCTTACTTACTTTCTTGATATCATGATTCCCGGAGATAGCTAAAATATTCAGATTACCCAGTTTATTAAATTCCCTGTAACATATCTCATATAATTCTTGATCCATAGATTCTGCCCTATGAAATAGATCTCCACAAAATAAAGCTGGGCAATTATACTTCTTACATAAACCCTGTATAGTCGACAAAACCCTGAAATGATTCAGGGTTCTTTCATTATCCTCATTAAATTTAGCATAGATATTCAAATGCAAATCTGAGAATACTATTGCTATTACTTGTTTCTGTTTCTCCATACCATATTAATATGATAATCGATTTGTTCTTTTCTTTCTTCCAAATCCAAACTTGATAGACATACAGTAGGTACTTCCCAATTTGCAAGCAATTCACTCATAAGGGAAGATATTTGAATCTGGAAGTACCTGTTGAGTATTCTTTTACCATTCTCTTCTATATTCCAACCTCTATAGTTCTCTAGATTCAAAGGGAGAAATATAGCTAGATCACATTGCATTTCCATTAATGTTTGACATTGACAGAAAAAGTGTTCCATCTCACATTCGGGGAGAGATTTCGATTGTTTATACCAAAAATAGGCAGCTAAATCGATATAACTTCTATCAGTAACAAATTCCTCTTTATCCTTGAATAATTTGTTCCTCAAATTCAATAATTGAAAATCAGATTTATACAGAGCTTCTGATCCCAAAGATAATATCTCTATATGGGATAAATCTCTAGTAGCAGGTAATAGATCTGTCATACTACCAGAAATAAAGGGTAATCCATATTTCTCAGATATATACTTTGCTAAAGTTGTTTTGCCAATTCCTGATGGGCCTACAAACATAATTCTTTTACTCATGGTGTAATTCTTTAAAAGGTTGAATAAATTGGTCAGTTAAGAATGAAGATAAAGAGTATTCTATACATACCTTTTTAAACTTATCATACTTAAACTTCTTCTTTGATTTAAGAGGTAATTTCTCTAAGGGATTATGTCTTACAAACCAGAATAGATCAATCAATTGTTCATTCCTTTTCCATATTTGAAGATATTCTTTGTTCTTACTCTGGGCAATAAACTTCTCAATTCTACCCTCATCAAGGATTTTCCTTGCTTTTACTGGGCCTATACCCGGGAACCCTGGTATATCATCGGAAGTATCTCCAACCATTGCAAGGTACTCTACCGTTTCATGAGAATGATAACCGAATAATTCTTTGCAGTTATCCATTCTTATCATCTCATCTTTTCTGGGATTATATATCCTCAGGTTATTTGATAGCAACTGGTTAAAGTCTTTATCCGATGATATAAGTATCATTTTCTCAAATTGGAATTTTTTAATTGCAAGGTATGCTAAGAAGTCATCCCCTTCATATACTGTAGATTTCTTTTTATCGAAGATATAATTAATTCTTAGCATACCCAGCATTTTCATTATAATTGCCTTTTGCTTTTGCAATGATTCGTAATCTACAGATATATTTTTTCTATGTCCCTTGTAATTGGGCAATAACTTCGTCCTTACTGGTGAATGACCATTATCGAATGAAATATAAACCTCATCTGGTTCGAACCTTGTAAGATACATATGTAGAGATTTGAAAAATCCGAATATTGCCCCACTCGGTTTGCCATCGGTAGATTTAAGTTTTTCGAACTTATGGAAACTAGCGTGTAGTAGATTTTCCCCATCCACTAAAAGTATTAGTTTTTTCATGATTTATTCTTTCTTTTAGAATGAATATAGTAATGGGTTCCTTGAGTTAAGTTACGATAATTATTATAATAATCCCTAACTAAACAAATCCCAAACCCCATCATTTCGGCAATTTCTTTAACTGTAAATCCAACTTCTAGAAGTCTTGGAATATATGACCTTTGGATTTCTGTACTTTTATAATGTACACTATCGGCCCCTTTAGCTTGAATCATCCTCCCATCCCTAGAAGCTTGAGACATATTATCTTTTTGTGTACCCCAATAAAGATTCTCTACTCTATTATTAGTAGGTACATTATCTTTATGACATACATAAGGTAACCTTTCCGGATTTGGGATATAGACTAAAGCCACTAATCTGTGTAATAACCAATTCTTCTTCCCTATACCTGGTTGGGATAATCCCACTATATACCTTCCATTCTTATTCAGATGGGGTTGTTTTAAGTGATACCTTTTGTTTAATATACCCTTACCATTAACATCCCACCTTGAATATATTTTACCTCTCTTAGAGATGTGGTATCCTGGATATCCTGGGATATTATCATGAAGTATTTTATTCTGATACTTACCTTCTCCATGAGTATAGATTGGAGAAGTCCAAGACAGACTACCTATCTTATTCTTGGACCTTGTAAATTGTGTTTTCTTGCTCATCGTCCAAAATCTAATTCATAAAGTGAAACTTCTTGAATCTTTTCCTCTCCAAGATATACATCTAAATAATTCTCTGGTGGGCTATAAGCATCTAGATACCTAACCCTAGATTCCATTCTCAAATTTTTCTTAAGGTACTCCTTAATTACTTTCTCTATACCTTCTACCTCTTTCTTATTCATCGTCTTCCTCCTCCTCTTCTGAATCTGAATAGTTTTCATATTCTACACCATCGACTGGGAATAGATTTGTTTCTATTTTCTCCAGTTGTTTTTTAGTAGTACCTATTGTATTAATTTCAGCTTTACGAAGTAATTTACGACGAAGTTCATCATCTTCTTCCAATAGTTTTTGAAATTTCTCTTCTCCTCTTGCAAGGGTTTTCCCTTTAAACTTATATACTCCACCTGAGGATTTTTCGATAATGTCATTTTCTACCAATACATCCTCAAGGGCATAACATCTATCAAATCCTACTTCATGGAACTTAGGATTAAAATAAACTGGGCATTTACTGATAGTGGGTCTTGGAGGAGCAACTTTATTTTTAATAAGCCGAATAGTAACTAACTTCCCAGCTTTCCTTTCCTTCCCCTTTTGTTTTACTGTAATGCTTCTACCTGAATAAAAAGCAGCTCTAATTGAAGCATAGAATTTAAGAGCAGCCCCACCGGTAGTGGTTGTATTATCTTTTCCAAACCCTACATTTAGAGCAGTTCTTAATTGGTTGATATAAATCTGTGTAACTCCCAGTGTATAGAATAACTCGCTTCTGATACGGAAGTATTTATATAATGCCTTAGCTCTACCCCCCATTTCTGCTTTACCCTCTACCATTTTAGAATCTATGTTATCTGCACAGTCCATAGCAGCAATAGAATCTATCACTAAGAGAATCGGCTCATTATGAGTTAATTGTGAACGCAAATAAATTGCTAAGTCTGCTACAGCATCAGATATATATTCTATACGAGTATCATTCAATACTGTAACTTTTTCTGGATCTACTCCATTAGTTTCTGCCCAAGAGTTCATCCAAGATTGTTCAGCATCTACCCATATTACATGACCGCCCAGTTGTTGACAAGCATAGGCAAAATTATAAGCTATTAGGGATTTTCCAGAGGATTCTTCTCCGGCTACCTCCAGGATTTTACCAAATGGGATACCTCCACCAAAAGTATAATTCAGAGAGAAGAAAGTAGAAGGCAACCAAAGATTAGATTCTACAGTTTCTGAAGCTAATCTCATCATCCCACCATATTTTTTTAATATCTCATTTTTTGTAGGTACCTTTAAGCCTACCTTAGATTTCTTAACCATAATGTAAAGTATTTAAATGAAAAGAGAGGATAACCGAACGAATCTAATTACCCTCTCTACCCAACAACAAACATAAATTACTAACACCAATTAGATATCTGAACGATATTTTCTTTTCTTTTTCTTTGGTTCATCGTCTTCCATATAGTGATCTTTATGGATCCCCTTTTTCTTCTTTTTCTTTGGTTCTTCGTCCTCATCATCACCATGATCTTCTTTTAAGAATTTTGCCAAAATCTCTTCTAGTTCTTCATAGGACTTAATTTGAGAACGAACTATGGATTCCAAATCCAATTGACCCTGATACTTCTTGTCCAATTTAGTAGGTTTGCACTGAGTAGCAGAATAAGTGGTATCAAATTTACCAGAACCAGATCTCTTGATCTTAATATCATATCCAGTTTTATAATCAGTCATATCACCGGCCTCGTCTTCATCGAGGTAAAGGTCAATAATATCCTGATATACAGATGATGGCACTAATACTCCCTTATCCTTACCTTCATATCCAACTTTAGTACCTTTCTCATCGTCATAAACGATTCCGCCAATAACATATCTTCTACGAGGTACTATCAATTTAGCAAGGTTCTTATCATCGTCATCCTTAGAACTTTTCAATTCCTGGTATTTTTCCATGAAAGGGCATGGTTCATCAAAAGTAGCTGGAGATATTACTCCTCCAAGATCTCCTCCCAAATAGAATTGAACAATTTCTATACCCAATTCTTGGTCATCACCTGGAGATTTAATTCTCATTCTAAGTGTTCCCTCTTTGGGATATACTAATCCCCCTCCGTTTCCTCTGGATTCTAATTTCTTCTTTCTTGCAAGCATCTTATCTCGAGTAGAACTACCCTCTGAAGAAAGCTTTTTCTTTTTGTCTTTTACCATAATATTTAAAATTTAATTGTTGTTAGCCTCTGAATAGATGATCTCATTCAAACTTAACACTGTAACGATATTCTTTTCTAGAATATTCTTTACGGATTCTGGCCAATCCGGTCTGATCTCAAATTCCAATTCTTTACCAGCATACATACCGTAAGTAACTACTCTACCAATCTCCGTAAGATCGGTATAAGTTTTATATTCTTCAGTTATAGTACCTCTTTTAACTACTACTCCCTTTCTGGGAACTCCCTCAGAAACAGTCCCGGGTATAATGATACCGGACTTGGTTGTGTTAATATCTTTCGGAGATACTATCAAAACCCGATTTTCTGTTGGTAAACCAGGTAGAGTTTTATTAAAAAGCTCTGCTACCATAGTTGAAATGAAGTTTAGTGAGTAAATCATAATTGTATGTTAATTAATTAGTTATGTAATTGAATATAGTTATCTCTATCCTTTTCGAAGATTGGCATTAATAGTACGAAGTATATTTTCTCGTGACTCATAAGCTCTACATATAGCTATGAACTTATTTGATTTCTCTACAGCTTTCAAATACCTTTGATATAGTGATTTATATTTCGGATTTATATTTGCCTTATGAGATACATAATCATTGTTAAATCTCTCATTCGAATCCTTTATATAAATCCAAGCAGCAGAATAGGCTTCATCTTTTTCTCTTGCTAGAGCATCTCTTTCTTTTATATATTTATCTCTTAGAGAAGCTAATACATAATAACTAGAAGGAGATTCTCGTAGCTGAGAATTGATAATATTCTCATTGATAGATAACTCTTTTTGAATATCTATTTCGATGGTTTTACCCTCGAATTTAACCTTGAGTTTTTTCAGTTCTGTCTTCATAAACTTCCAATAGGTCTTTAAAGTCTTCTTTACTAAATTTACCTTTACTGATTGCTTTAGTAACTTGAGCAAAAGCAGTTTGATAAGCTAATTTCATACCGGGTAACTTAAGAAGAGACTTGTATACACTTAACTTATCTACTAAAGCCATTAATCTCAAATCGCATAAAGAATCGGTTCCTCCTCTATCTAATAACAATAGGAAAGCTGTCCAATAAATATGAGTAGCGTCCTCATAAGCTAATTTACCCTCTTCGTCTTTTGCCATTACCTTAAAAGCCATACCCTCTAAGGTATAAAGGTTTGATTGAAGTTGAGATATTTGGGATTTTATACGATTGAATAACATCTTCTCTGGTCCACTTATATGTAAATTCTTGGCATCTAGATATTTATTCAAGTTCTCTATGGAATAATTTAAGCATCCTGCTACCATATAAGTAAGTGCAGTTAATTGGCTTGCTTTTTTAAACTCTTCTGTTGTTGCCATGGGATTCATAAATTTAATTTATTTATTTATGTAGACATAGTATCTTCTCTTTTCGCTTCTGTAATGGTAGATACTGAATCTAAATGATTTATATAGGTTTTACAATTTGGGCATTGTATTACCTTAAAAATACAACTATTTAATTTATCGTAAACTCTAAAAGTTTCACTGGTATCATATTCAAATTCGCAATCACATACTGGGCATTTAGCCCTCCATACCGTGGGCCCGTTTAAAATCTTCTTCATAACGTTTTCTTTTCTTAATATATTTATATACTAACATTGGTGATATCCCATACTTCCTAGCAAGTTTTGCTTTTATCATACCAGTATCATACTCATAAAGTAATTGAAGTATATCGGGTCTACTTAACTTTGTATCTGAAAATTTAAACCTACCATCTCTAATACATTGTTGAGTATTTTCCTTAGCAGTACCCCAATATAAGTTCTTATAATGATTATGAGTTCTTATATTATCCTTATGACATACATACTTATGATTATTTGGGTTTGGTACATATACTAATGCTACTAATTGATGAATGTTATAAGTATACCTATATCCATTCGTATCCCTAATAGAAACTATAACGTATCCGTTATTTTTAATTCGATTAAGGGATAATTTTACCCAACCTTTACCCTTATAATTAGAATATACCTTACCATTCTTGGTAACATGGTAATTAGGGCAACCAATGCAATCTAAGTTTCCCTTTAAAATCTTCCTCATACTGCTTTATCTCTTTACTAAACAATTTAGGATAATCCTTAATGATTACATTCTTATACTTCTTATGTTCTTCCATATACTCCTCTACTGAGAAATCTGGTTGAAGCATCTTTCTATAATCATACCCAGGAATAAAAGGTAATTCTTCTGCCATTGACCTACCAATAGAGAAGTCCATTGACATATCTACATCATCCACTTGAAAACCAAAATATTTCTTAGTACTGGGGTTTCTCAATATATCCCATATTTTAAAAACAGTCCAAGTATTAATATATTCAGGCTTTGAGTAAAAATAGGCTGCATCATGAACAGTTGCTACTTCAAGCATACGTGGTAATTTACCTTGCCTCATTAACCAATAAACGAGAATAGCTCCGAAGTTGGTCATATTTGCTGCAGCACCCTGGCAATTACCAGTGATTAAAGTTCTATATCGTTTATCTTCACCAATTACCCTTGTAAAGAAAGCCCCAGATTTTACAGTAGGACACCATACTTTACCTACATACTTCTCTTTCGTTAAATTATTCTCTAAATTGTAAGTATTCTTGGTGTTTACTGATTTCCTAAAATTAGAGAATTTTACTCCATAACTAGTTTTAGTGGCCCGTACAAACTCTTGACCATATTTACTTGGTTTCTTATCTTTAAAATGAGATATGTCACCTTCATGTGATAATTCATACATACTTGAGGTGTTGTTACAAAGTACTACCAAAGCCTGAAGTAATTCTCCTTGAGTTTTATCTCCGGTTGCCCATACCGACCAACCATCCCCTAACCTCATATTCTCTAATAAGATACTTAATTGAGGGTTAGTTAATCGAGTTAATAACTTCATATTTAACTTACGTTCAGGAACTAACCTATTAAGTTTATAAACAAATCCTGGGTCTCTTATTTCCCATATCACTTGATTCTTTTCTCTACGGGAGAATTCTACATCTAATTCTTCCATGATAGAATCAATGGTATCTACCTTGTGGGGATTTGCAGTATTACTCTGACATATTCTTACTATGTTACCATTCTTCAGATGACCATCAGTAAGATACCAACCTAAAAAAGCTACATAAGCATCCGAATATCTAGCTTTCACTTGATTGTTATGAGGAGCTCTTATTGGGATAGCATAAGGTTTATCTGAATTGTATAATTCTTCAGAAGTTAATACTTCGGTATTATCTAATTTAGATATTTTATTTGGTTTAGTAACTACCCATCTATGGTCTGGAGTTGATAATACGTCTAGATGTTTTGTCTTTAACCGAATCATATCTCCATCATAATCAAATACATTTACCCTTTCAACCTTTTGCCATTCTGATTCTCCTATGTCCCGATTAAAAGCTAATATCTCATCACCAACCTTTAAATCTTCATAATTTACCCATCCCTTAGTTTTACTAAGAGCCTGAGATGAGGGTAATAAGCAAGGAAAATTAAGACCTAAACGAATTGCATAAGCAACTTCTTGCTTATCATTTGAATATATTTGTGGGAGTCTTCGCTTAGTACCAAATAACTGTGTATAATACCCATGCTTACGCAGGAATTTCTCTTGTTTCTCTTTGAACTTAAGTATTTTAGGATGTTTCTTAAAGAACTCATCCATCTCTTTACGAGCTTCCTCCTTGGTAACTATAATACCAGCTTTTGGGTCTGATAATTTTACTGCTAGCAAAGCATCTCCAATCCCATAAATAAGGCCAAATGCAATTTGCTTTGCTTGCTTTCTCCTTACCTTCCAAATCTTATGGTCAGGATGACTTTCGTCTTCGTATATTTTACTTGCTTCCTCAATTGGAACCCCATATTTTGCTGCTGCTATACCAAGGTGAGGGTCTACTCCCTTAGCAAATGCTTCTAGATAGGTTTCATCCCCAGATAGATGAGCCATCATTCTTAACTCTGCCTGTGAGTAGTCGAATGCCATATATAGATAACCTGGAGGAGCAACCAATTGTTTCTTAATATTTGGGTCTACTGATGTCTTGGGTATTTGCTGCATATTTGGGTCAGCAGAACTAAAACGATTAGAGTCCGTACCATGTATATTATACCTACCATGTAATCGGGAATCATCTTGTACCTTTTCCCACCATCCATAAATATAGGTCTTATACATTTTCTCTAACCCTCGTAATTCAAGAAGTTTATCAAGAAATATGGCCTTTGGTGAATCTGGCTTTTTAATGGTTAGCCTAAGATTAGTAAGGGTTTCTTCATCTGTACTTGGTTTACCAGATTCATTCTCTTTAATTACATCGAAATGAAAACCATCCTCTGAATACATCAATGCAGGTAAATCAACTGGACTACCCAAATTAATGGGTCTTATTAATTCTTGTTCCTTTTTAGTTGTGAATATACCTGCTTTGATATTTGAGATTTTCTGTTCCCTTGATGCAATCTTTCGTTTGTCTTTTGGGTCATTATAATCTAACTCCTCAAGTTCAGCTTCTATAAATTGGATATACTTGTCAATCTTTTCTTGGTTATACTTCTTTTCGAATTTCTTTACTCTGGGTAAGTCATATATTGCTTGTCTAGCAGCATCTATTTTTGGTTTATACTCTTCCAAAAGCTTTTTATTGAACTCAGTATCTAGATATAATCCCTCTTTCTCTACTGAAGTAAGTACTCGTGAATTACACATAAATAAATTACGGAATACCGAATACATACCCAAGTCAATCAACTTCTTTTCAAAGAATATCATTAACCTAAGAGTATAATCCGTATCTTGACACCCATAATGGCAAAGTGGATCTAATTCTTTTTCATCCCAAGGTATTTTATCAAAGGCATCTTGTTTTTCATAATTACCATACTCAGGTAAATACCTTCTTACCATTGACTTTAGGTCATGAGGTTTTTCTTCATTGAGAACATATTTTGCAAGCATACCATCTAAACATGTACCCCTATAAAATATTTGATACTTTTGGTTTATCTGGTCATCAAACTTCCAGTTCCATGCAACCTTTACAATATCATAATTCTCAATTACCTCTTCCCCAAATTTCCTTAGCATCTTTTTCCAATTCCAACCTGGTGAAGTATAATCTTTTGTTTCGAAATGGTCTAAAGGAATGGAAGCACCAAACCCTGGCATCCAGGATACTGAGAGTATAGTTGGCTTAAAATCCCTATTATATAGGGGTTTTGCATTCGATTCGTAGTCACAGCAAGCATAACCTGTAGCTTTACAACAAGCAATAAGTTTCTTAAGCTCTCTCTTATTTTTTATTATTGTATACCGTGTCTCCATGTTTTAAAATAGAAAGAGGGACATACCCACCAGTAGTAGATACATCCCTCGTATATTAGTATTTCTCTTGTAAGTCTTCCAAATTAGAAGCTAATGCTGTCCAATCTTTCTTATAAGCATGAAGAGAATCAATAGTGTGATACAAGTAGCCAGGTTTTACTCCCACCTCTTTAGCTACATATTTCATTAATCTCCATGCAAGGTATACGTCGTTACCGAAATGAATTATAAAATCTGAGCTTCTTTGGTGATAGCAAATGTGTAATACCTTCTCTCCCTTACTATTCTCTCGGATAAGGAAATCATAGTACATAGAGCAGGGTATACGTTTATTACCATGGTAATAAAGAGTATCATCTTCACCATTACCATTAAATATAGGTAATACCGCTTTACGAGTATCAGAATCTGATCTTAGTAATTGTATGGTATATGGAAGAATTGCCATCCTTTCGTTATAGGTATAATCAAATTTACCATCTACCAAAAACTGTTCCCATAAGTCTTTTCTTAATTCCCAAGCTTTGCCCGGGTTAATTACCTTAGAAGTATTAATCCTTTCTTGGAACTCAGCATCTGCCCACTCCTTTGAATGAGAGAATACGAATAACCATACTGGGTCTCCAAGTGAAGTTAAGCAATATTGTTGGCAAATGAGTTCTTTTGTAATAAAATCCTCATTACCTTCAATCCTCTTATTCTGATAGGTCTTTGGTTTTACAGTTTGACCATAACTGTTGAGTTCTCTGCCCATTTCAGACATTAACTCAAACGAATTACTGTATATCCGCATTTTTCTTTTGTTTTAATAAAAGTTTCTTTTTATAGGCTTTACGTTGAGAGTAAGATATTACATTCTCGGGATATTCTATATCTTCATATTCAAGAAGTAATTCTTTTGCTTTCATTGATTTATATGTTTCCTCATATAAATCTGGTCGAAGCACTTTAAAACTTCTAAAGAATACCTTGAATGAAGAGAATTCTTTCTCTGTACCTTTTTGGAATTTTTTCCATATCTCTTTTATCCTCTTATTCCAAGAATTCTCTTCAGCCCCTTTAAGTACCTTCTTTAAAGGTTTATGAGTATGATACATTAGGAGTGTCTCAACGTTTCCATACATTTGAGTTGCGAATAGGTTGATTTGTACTGACTGATCCGGTCCGTATACGTATTCTGACATACGCTGGATTAAGAGGAAATCGAAGATTAGTCTCTTCGTAATCTCGGAAGCTCGTATTACCATAGTTATTACCGGTATATCTTCCCCAAACCGTTTTGAGAATGTAGCAGCTATCAGACATTGTTTGCCATTATCATGATGATTGTTAAATATATAGGTTATATTGTAATTCTGATTGTACTTGTTTTTCAGTACTCTCAGCTTACTACGCAATAAGTCAAGCTTATTAAAATCTATGTAATTATTCAATAAGCTAGTCCACTTAGTTTCTTTGTAATTGAAACATCTACCATAATCAAATTCTGGGTCTACCCAGGCTTTTCGTATTTTTATAAATACATTATACACTACTGCTACTCCACTGTTAGCCATAGCCCCTTTTTCAAATAAAGCAGGATCTAATCTTAGGAATCCCTCATTGAGTTTTTCCCATGCCTCTTGTGAAGTAGCAAATTCTAACGAATGGAGGGACTCCTCCGGATTAAGCTGAAGTCCCTCTAGCTTACGGTTCCAACCTGACATGCTAATAGTTTGATTTTTGACGCCATAAATTAAGGCGTTGTTTTTTAAAGAATAAACTAAATAATCCGTAAGGAGTAAACCCATTCATAGCCAAGAATCCCATATAGAGATAGAATGACTTTACCAAAGATTCCTGAAAGTCGATTTCTTTAGTCATCACTTGAGTTTGTTTCCAAGGTCTACACTTAAGGAAATTCCTTGCTTTATTTAGTTCATAGATCACTTCCCATAAATATAACTTCTCGTTTTCATGAGATATTTCGCTCATTTCATGAAAACCGGGAGTATATGAAACTACTTTGTCCCATTCTGATCTATCTATATCCATAGGAGTTATTATAGGATATTTCCTTACACTTCGATGATCGGGATACTTGATAAGTAGTTCTTTAACCCCAATTGCCATTACCTCAAATAAACTCTTTGCATCTTTATATTTTAATATATCTTCGGGCAATATATTAGAATACAGAAGCAAAGTAAAGAAGAATCCCAAAGCATCTGCTTGTTCTTCATTTGCATTTGCTAGATGATTTAATACCTGAGTATATTCTTCTGGGGTTAAGCAATCATTATTCCATCCATAATCACGATATATAGATACTACTTCATCGGTAGATTCGAATCCTTCGGTTAATTCCTCGATAACCCTACCAATAAAATCCTTTAGGATAACTTGGCTCTTTGGGTGATTTATATCTAAAGGATAATCAGGTAACCTTTCTATCTCTTTATACCCAAAGAATTGTTCTACCCCAAGATCATACATTTCTTGTAGTATCTGTGCCTCAGTTTCTTCTACCTGAGGCACTTGTTCATTTATATTCCTTATGTCCACCATTCTATGTTTTGAGATGAACCAAATCCTTTATCTCCTCTACTTCCCCACATTTGAGATTCTGAATAGAATTCTTCTTCCAGAATTTCTTCGGGTTCCGTAATATAGACTGGTACATGAATAAACTGTACTAGCTTTTGACCAGCCTCTATAATCTGGGGTTCTTGAGAAGCATTGTATACTCCGATATGTATTTCTCCAACATAGGGAGAATCTACTATCTCAGCAGTAAAGATTAATCCTTTCTTAGTAGCTATACCAGATTTGTTTGCTGCCATTAACATAGATGCAGGAGGTTCTAGTAATACCTTGATACCTGATGAGATGAGTATCCTATGCCCCGGTTGTAAAGCTATATGCCTTACAAAGACTTCACCAAAAGGAACATCTAAATCATAACCTTCGGAGTCGAATTCATTTTTAGAATGAATATCCTCTGAAGTTAGGTTGGTTGGTACATAAAAATCTAACCCAGCATCATTTGGGTTTGCTCTGTTGGGAGATACTACCTCCCTTACTTTGATAAATCTAAATCTGTTCATAATATATTGCATTTACGTAAGAGTTGTCCAAAGGTTAATTTCTCGGGTCTAGAAACATGTACTCCCAATGAGTTACACATCTTTAATACATCCACTGAGCCTTCCATACAAAGGTTAGCAAGTACATCACTTTGCTTTACAAAATAGTTTGGGTTGTTAAAGTATACTTTAAACATAGCCCATATCATGTCTATTGGTTTCATTATTTAATACACTCCTTATAAAGTTCTCTAATACGTTTTCTGGGTACTTCGAATTTCTTAACGGTTTTGGTAATAACCTCTTTTCTGTCTTCCCCTTTCCGAATCAAGCCTCGGATGTATTTCTTGATACCAACCGTGTCTTCTAATACATCCAAATCTTTGTATTGATTCTTCTGTTCTAATTCTTTCCTTGTAATGTTCAAGTTCTGGGACATCTTGAATGCACATAGTTCTGAGTCTCCGCATAGCTTACATTCTTTAGTTGATAAATCATACCCAATACCAAAGCAAACATCACCATTAGTTCCCAACTGAGTTAAATCTAGGGGAGTAAGAATGTCTTGTTTGGAAAGATCGGGTAGCTTTTGTTTCTTCTTTACCATTCTCTGAAAATTTATAAAGTTCGAATAATTATATCTTTGGTATCTCCCTTTGTAAGAGAGAGATAACTATGTCCGATTGTATTTATAAATAGTTGACGGAGATTTATTAACTGTACAGGATCTTTCTTAGTAGAACCTTCTTGAATAAACTTGAAAGAGAGGCCATTAGAGTACTTGATTATAAAATAATAATCGCAAGAATCGGGACTGTCCCGATTTCGTCTGATATCAGATATCCAAATCAGATCTTTATTATTGAATACCTGATCAATAGTGTTCTTCTCATCCATAATAGAAACCTTAAATAATTGTTTAATACTCTTCATCATTCTCATCGTATTTGTTGCTGAATAATAAAATATTTAGGATTGGAGCTAGTATAACTAAAATTATTATTGTGATAATCATGGCTATAGATTTGATAGATTTCTTAATAATACCCAGCAATAAATGCCAGCAGCAGAGATTTGAATTATCTTCCACCCCTCTGAAAGGAGATCAATTAATTTGGGATCATCTCCATCCCTGATACATATAAGTTTATCGTTCATGGCTTATAGCTGGTTATTACTGTTATATTTTGATATTTGCAATGAGGACAAGTCCAATCTTTCAAATGCCAAGATCCTCTGAGATCTAAAAGATCTTTCTTTCGGAATCTCTTACTGCAATTGTGACATGTATAATCGTAAGGTTCTTTATTCATAAACTTGAGAATAAATATTAGGATTATGAATAAAGCAATTGTTATTAGTGTTATTGTAATCTTCATAATGTATTACTTATAGGTATATGCCTCTATGCTTTTAATTGTAATCTTCTTTTCCTCCTTCGGAGAAAAAGTAAATACTCATAGTACTTCTAGTTAATTTTGACTAAGGCTATGGTTAGGATGATTCCTCCAAAGCTTATCTAACAATATTACTTTCAATTCTTGTCTCTGATAATATTGTTTCCTATGCTTACCATGCCTATCTAAATAAGGGCCAGGATAATGAAGGTCATCCAGGTATACTTTCTTTTTCGATTTATCGGTTCTTACCAAACGACCAAGAAACTGAATGGATTTTTCCTGACTATCCATGCTTGCTGCATTAAGTAAATACCTAAGCTTAGGAAAGTTTTTACCTCGAGCAATGATTGTAGTTGATACCAAGATATCTATTTTGCCTTCCCTAAAATCCATCATTATTTGTTGTCTTAACTTAGAGGGAGTATTAACATGCACATAGGCAATATTATAGGCATCGCCCAGTTTCTTTTTAAAGAACTTATATAGATTTTCACAATGTGCAATATGCTTGCATACTACAAGAGCAGGATATCTACCTTGATTAATATTCCATCGTAATCGATTATAAGCCATGGTCCACGCGGTATTATTTTCGGTAATAGAATCATCATATATCTCCTTATAGGATATACAATCAGATTCCCAATTACCATACCAAGGTTTACCGGGTACCATCTTTACGATAGTTTTAGTTGAGTAACCCTTCTTGATGGAATCCTTAAGTTTAAACTCAGCAATCACTTTACCAAAGAAACATTCTAGGTTCATATTCTTAACCTTATCCTTAGCAAGCTTACTCATATAAATGGTACCGGATAATCCTATACGAATTCGGGTATTAAACAGTCGGGTGATTACATTCTGATATTGTTTACTACCTCCCTGGTCAGCCTCATCCACAAGTACCATGTCTATCTGAGATAGTTCTTTTTGATAGAATCTCAGGTTCCTCGAAATAGACTGAACCATACCTATAGTAAAATTACTCCAGTTTAAAACTTTGCCTTGAACAAAAGTGATATCTTCTCCGGGAAGATATTGCTTAAATTCTTCTCTAGCTTGATTTAACCAATCGGAGTCATTAGTTATTAGCAAAGTCTTTAACTGCTTCTTATAAGACAAGTAAAGAGAAGTCATGATAAGGGTTTTCCCAAAATTTACAGTCAAATCCAATACTCCAATTTGAAAGGGTATATCTCCTACTCGATTACTAATAACAGATCTAACAGCTTTCTCTTGTTCTGGTCTCAATTGATATTTACCTATTTTGGTAACTACTTTACTAACTTTTGGTAAGGGTTGACGCATATCTACAACTTTAGGTTTAATCCCCATCTCTATACATCTATCATATACCCTGGGAAGTAAACCTATTTTAAATTGCCCGGTCTTGGTGATGTAATGGATCTTACCATCCCAATTCTGCATACCTCTTTGCCTTGTACGTAAATAGAAGGCATTCGGATGTCGAATGGCAAACTCATTATAGAGTTTCTGCGCATACTTGAGAGGTATATCAAGTTCACACATATTACCATTCTGAATAATTATCTTACTCATACTAATCTTTTATTTTATCCCAGAGACTCCCCTCTACTTGAGGTTCATTATCCAGAAGTTGTTTACTCTTATTTTTATATAGGTATTTATTATACCTTTCGATAGCTTTATCATTATACATCTGACTTGGTTCTGGTAAACCATTACACCATGCAAGAGATTCGAATTGGGCATCTATAAATTTCATAGGATCCCAGCCCCTCTCATCTAAGAAAGTCTTTAACCTTAAAAAATGGATTAATTTTTCAGGATTATCTACACCATCATAAATGCCAGTAGCTGAAGCCACTTTTTTAAAGTAATAATCCTTGATCCTTATCACTTCTTCAAATTCGGATTTATCTAATGAGGATAATTCGATCTCGGCATCTACCTGATTGGTAATATTCTCTTGCATGGATAATAACCTTTGCATAATATTCCGATAATCGGTCATCCTCTTTATCCCGGTCTCTATGTATTTGATAAAACCTTCCCGGGTATCAAATTTAAAATCTTCACAGAAGGTATTACATATCTCTGCAAGCTTTTTACAATTTGCCCATTCTCGAGAATTACTTTCGTTTATTTTACGAACTCCTCTATGCTTTAACTTTATACGGATTGCATATAAAATATCGGCAACAAGGGCAGCATCACCTTTAGATGCTAGTAAAATGTTATTAACTTGCTTAGTATTCTTATTATTAGAAACTAAGACTGCTCTATGATTTATTGCCCCCTTTCGAGCAATAACAAAAAAAGCCTCAACTGGGAAATTATCTACCTCTAAGATATTTAATATTTCCTCAAACTGAGACTTAGTTATATGGATAGATGGGGAACGTTTAGTATTCATAATCCTGAGGTTTATTAAGTACTCTATTAATGGTATTTGGGTGTAATAACAAGATACGACTTAACCTACCTTTATTAATCTTAGGTATTATTTCATACCAAACACCCCGTTCTTTCAAAAATACTCTACCAGAACGAGTAATTAAAGAATCTTGAATACCCGGAATGGGTTTGACAGCTTTAGGTATATTTGATATGGATACCTTAATTCGATTTTTTATATTCATGTTATTAATATATTATTTTATAATATAATAGGAACTCCCTATTTCAATGAGTTTCGGATAGCAACTAATTCTTGATAACTTTGGTACCGAGTATTATATACTAATCTCATAACAGAAGTTTTCCCCAAGTCATTGCAATCGTTTCCCTCTGGCAAAAATATAACCTTTACTTTTTTATAATTTACTAATTTGAAAGCCAGGTTAATGGCATACTTTTTTGCATCTGGATCTAATAATATAACATATCTTTCACATGGGGCTTTAAGTAATTCATTTATCTGATACTTAGATATAGCTTTACCCATTGTGGCAATTGCTCTATCTCCCATAGTGAGAGCATTAAGTGCTCCTTCACAAATGAATACCGACCGATACATCTCCAACGCATCATGATTAAAGATGAGAAATTGTTTTCCAAGTCCAGTGATATCCTTGTCTGGGTTATTATATCTTGGTCCTTTGCCGATAACATTTCGGGCATTGTAGTATCTAAGTTGGCCTTGGTAATAAAAGGGTATAATGAGATACCCATAGGTTGAGCCCTTTGTACCATAGCCAATGCCATATCTTGAAAAATCTTCGATACTGAACCCACGTTTCTTGACATATCCTCGAATACTCTTTGCAAGTTGGCTATTTCCGAGCGAAATATTTCTAAATCCCTCGGGGAGATATATCGGCTTGCTTTCGGCAAGTTCGATTTTCTCTTCTTTAAATTGAAGTTCATCAAATTGTCCCTTGTTCAAAAAGCTTATTAATTCAGGATACTCTGTAAATCCTTCTATATCCATTATTAACTGAGCAGGAGAGGGGTGGGCATTACATCGAAAACAATTAGTTCGATACATAGATAGATTAACTCCCAACTTCTCTTCCCTCCCACAGTATGGGCAAGTTGGTATACGCATCCAGCCATGCCTATAATCTCTTCCTCCTAATCGTTTAATGAAGTATGTCCTTAATCTAGATTTAAACTGATTGGTTATTTTCATGTTCCCTTATAGCTTTACGAATTACTTTTCGGATTCTCTTTAAATCCTCTAAATCTAAATTACCAATAGAGGTAGTTTGCCAACCATTATGAGATATTTCTAAAGCTAATTCATCGCTCCATCTATCTTTTACTATTTTTACCGTCTTTGTTTTCATATCTAAATATCTCCACTATTATTAGCCCTCTTTTTAGGATCGGCATCTGGATTAGTACTCTTCTTAAATTGTTCATCTAACTTGGCTCCATAGATTTTATCATAATTCTCTCTTTCATCTCGAGTGAATTCCTTACATCTTTGGCGTTCAACATCGCATTTGAACAAAGCTCTACCTGAAGGTAAACCATCCCTCTGTACAACTAATTCGGCTCTTAATATATCATCTTGTTCTTCTTGAGCAGTAGAATTAAGACCAAAAATAGTTTGGGCATTACGAATGATTGCAATGGAACCAGATATATCATTTTCGTCATATCTAGTAGCCCTATGTTTCTTACCTTCTCTGGTAATGTGGTGAGCAGTCCATACCACGTCTAAATTGAGTTCTTCTGCAAGATTTTGTAAATCGATATACACGTTGGATATACGATCGAAATCTTCTTTATCTCTGGCAATAGAAGCTAGCTTACCTGCATAATCAACAAATAAAACCTTAATATCTATCCCTTGATTCCTAAACTTAATTATTTTATCCCTTATATAATTACAATCAGTAATCATAGCAGGTACTCTTTCAACCACTAATTCAACGCCAAATCTTGCAAGTTTTCTAAGGTGTTTAGACTCAAGTTTATCATACTCTCCAGAATATAATTCTTTCTTAGTTTTATTGATAGATGATTGAATGAATCTATCGAGAATCTGATCTTTCCCATTTTCAGTATCTACATAATAAACCGATTTTCCCATTCTTAGATAACCTCTTGCAAGGTTTACCATAAAGAAGGTTTTCTTTGCCTTAGGTTTATCTAAGATCACATTAACCGAATGTTCAGGATATCCTCCAGCATTAGTTAAAGCATTCATTTGCCTAAATGGGCAAGGTATTACAGAGGGCTCTGATTGTCTTTTAAATTGTCTCTCTACTATGTCCCGAATCATGTATGCAGGTTCATCTTCTTTCTTAGGCTTACTTTTCTGAAGAATCTTTTCAATCTTACGGGAATATTCTTCATATTGTTCGAAGTTATCCAGATCGAAAGACTCATTTAAGTTCTTCATTTCAACATAAGTTGAAAACTGATAGATCTTTTCTTTTATATAATCGGCATCAGATAGAGGTAAATGATAAAGATTACTGATTACCTTATCGATATTTGGGATATCATCTTTAGTTACTAAATCGGCATACTGTTTATCTTCTAGCAATTCTTTAATAACTTCCTTTAGAACATTCTCAGAAGGTATTCTGTTTTGCTTTTTATAATACTTAATGATGCCCTCACAGATAATAGAATGCTCTATAAGTACCAGATAATTTGGTTTAATCCTTTTGAGGATTAGCCCTCCTTCTTTATCTTTAATAATATACCTTAGAATCTCTAATTGAAACTCTGGGCTAAATGTAAATTTGGTTTTACTCTTGTTTCTCATAATCATATTGCAATATTTATAAGCTAATAGATATTCGTAGTCTCATGTTTGTACTGAATGTATCAGTTATCAAGAACTATACCATCCTCTACCATGACGTCAGAAAATATAAGTATTATTATTTTATATAAAATATTATTCTTATATTTGCATAAACGAAAACTTAAAATCACATGAGAAGTAGAGGTAACAATGGATCGGAATTGCATAGGTTGAAAACCATGCAAGAGAATTATGATCAACAGATGTTTCTAAGGTTATATAAGGTGTGCAAGCCAGTAATTAGAAATCTCACTAAGCAAATTGATTACAAAAGATATAATCTTACTCCAGATATTATATCTTCTTATTTCTGGGATAAGATGTTATATGTATTCAATAAATACTATGGTACTTGTTCGGAAGAACATTTAAAAGCAAGAATCCTTGCTTCACTCAGTACATTTAAGAATAAATTACTCCGTTCTGCCTATGGAGAACAAGCAGAATATAATCAATCCTTATTTAAGTTAGATGATTTATTCGATAATGATAAAGAGTTAGAAGATGACAGTGAAGAAGAGAAAGCTAAATCTGAAATGCTTGAGATGATGTATTCATATATGAAAGATCATTTATCTATTGATGCTTACATGGTATTCGAGGTATTACTTACTCCTCCTCCATATATTAAAGAAAGGATTAAAGATAGTGGAAGGATTACTAACTTATTATTGGTAGAATTCTTTGATATGCCTAAAACTAACTCTTCAGTTAAATACATATCGGAATTAAGATCAGATATTCAATATTGGGAAGACAGAGCTAAAGAAGAACTTAAGTATTAACACAAAAAGAAGGGGGATATTTCCCAACATCCCCTCTCCCTAACACATGAGTTTTAAGCTAATAAAATGCGCAACATCAAAAAGTTTTTCAATTTTATTATAGTTTTATGATATAAGCTAGTATGTAATATCCTGGTTCTATATTTATAGAATTCTGAGCCGAATTATTGACTTCTGAAGTAGATTCGAGATATCTTGCCCAAACTGGATTATCCATGGATCTATTTTTGGGATTTACAGCTTGACCTATATTTTCATATTTAACCTTACCCGGACCACCACCATCAGGAGCATGATCAAGAAAGAAATAATCTCGGTATGGGTGAGTATGTTTAGGTAATTGATTAGAGTTAAGAGTAATCTTACCCTCAGAGTTACCTCCAGTTTCCCCAATAGTACCCTTACCAGGTCCCCATCCTTTAACGAATCTTCCGATAAGGTTAGGTCTACCGTCTATACCATCACATAAAGCCCAACCATCGGGAGGAGTAGTACCTGACCAAAGCATAATGGCTCCTTGAGGTATAATCTTAGCAGATTGATCTATACTTCCCTTATAAGATTCGAATAAGTAATCGATGTACTGTTTAATGTTTTCATAATCATTGGGGATACCAGACAATAAATTCTCTAATCTTTTTACTGATTTATTAACCAATCCCCTGTAAGCTGAAGTAAAAGGTAAAGGTTGTGGGAATATTCCACCATAGGGAACTATAGAATAATCCTCTACAGTATTAGTGTTAGTATCGGTACCTGAGCCATAGATTCCAATAAGTACCATAGAATCTTTAGAGTTCTTATATCTGGTACAGTTTGCCTCTACTTGCTTAAGCAAGTAAGTAAAATTCATTTGAGAATTTATATAGGGGTCTCTCCCATTAATATCCCATTCATGGGCATTATCGGCTATTGGGTAATATGGGTTAAGTGACTTCTTGTATAAGGTATACAGAGATTCATTACCTTCTGACCAATATGCTACAAAGTTAACTGGGTTTTCAATTGGCTCAGTAACTTCATCATGTACTGCAAAGAGAAATACATCATCAGTTACACCCCTATTCCCCTCAATGGGTATATTACCAATTTCTTTTTCGTCTGAGATAAAGATATATCCATCTCTTGAAATACATCCGAACCATATATCAGGTAATTCTCCATCATTCACATTTTTCTTAATATACCGAGCATTAATACGATCGAGTATATCATTCTTGAAAAAAGAATCATCATTACCTTGTGATTGTACCTTGAGAGTATTACCGTCTACAGTAACAGAACCAAATCCACAGAAAGGGCCTGCCCCAATTGGGCAAGCTATACCTTCTGCTACATCCTTAGATTTAATAAGGCTTTCGAATTGAAAATAGGTTTTCATATACTTTTGTTTTCTTTGTGAATTTTAACTTGATTTCTGATATCGGAAAAGGCTTCCCCGAGGTCTTTGAATTTAAAGGTTATAAGTAACCATAGTAATTTCCAAATACTATACTTCTTATCGATCCCATGTAAGGTACAGATATGACCATAAATAGAATCCAATTCAAAGCAATAACAAAGTATCATTACTGATATGGCTACAATTATAGGATCCAAGCCATAGGGTTCTCCTATGGCTTTTCCCAGTACTGCTCCCAGAGATATATAACAGATATAATCTATTATCTTATTGAGAGTTCTTCTACCAGCTCTGGACTTCCTTACATTTACATTCAAATACTTAGAAGCTCTTATCCCAAACCATAAATCCGAAACTATTAACATGAACCCTAATAGGATCATCCATCTTAAATCGAAAACGATCTGGGTACATTCTACGAGAATTGTAGTAAATAAAGTTTTTGCAAGTGAATTCATAGCGTGAGAGGTTATTACTGTATTATATTCCATTGTTGACTTTCTCCTGTATTAATGTTAACCTGTTTATTTTCCAAATCTGAAGCTTCCCAGATAATTTCTATAGGAGTTATCTGGAATTCTATACCTACCTGATAAGTAACTTTTACATCCTTCTTATTAGCTGCCATAAAGGTATATTCTCCGGCTTTTGAAGTTTCAAAAGTATACGGAGAAGGATGTAATTCCTCTGATCCCTCTAATTGTATACTGGTATCAAAGTTATCATGATTAGAAGTACAGGTTATTATGGTACTTACAGAATCTACCTCTGGAGTAAGAGTATCCATTTCTTTAGAAGCTTTAATCTCTACAGTCAATGGGAAATCTTTTACAGTCAACTTAGCTGATATTAAGAAGTATTCCGAGAAGAAAATATACTTACCAGCTTCTTTTAATTCGATTATATCTCCAGTGTTTACTTTATAGGTTTCTCCTGTTTGATCACAGGTTACTGTATTATTCTCCCCCATATCGAAGTTTGCCCTTAGTTCAAACCTTGCTACTGATTTATTATCGATTAACTGATAACTAGCTTCGGATTTATCAACGGGATCCAATCCCAAATCATTGTTAAAATAATCGGGTGTCCAAGGAGAAGTACCATCGGGATTAGTTTCCTTTACATTCTCTGGTTCAATGTATAGGTTATACTTAAGAGGCCTTACATAGGGGTTAACTTCCCATATTACAAATACTTCAGGATCCTCTTTACATACTGCCTTATATTCTCCAGTATTTATACAAGTGAAAGTATAAGTGAATTTAGTATACTGATCATCTTCAGCTTTTTCCATTGTAATAGTATCAATTAGCATACCATTCCAGTATATATCTAATTGATTGTTTATATACTTACTATCATCTTCTTTTGGAGAAACTAGAAGAGTTAAATCGGCATAAGCTTCTTCCTTGGCATTCAGTTCCAAAGTACCCGGGCCTTGCAAAGTATACTGATAGTAAGTGGATATTTGAGTTACCAAGAATTTACCGAGATTACCGCTTTGAGTTGTATCCAGAGTACAGATGAAAGTAAATAACCTAAAGGAATCGGCTGTAAAAATATCTCCATTATTATACAACCTACCAGGATTACCCTGCTCATAACATTGGAGATCTGGAGTACCATATAGATCGGAAATAGTTAACTTAGTCTGGGCTTTAGCCAAATCCTGTATATCTACTCTAGCTGCTTCTGGATTACATACTACAGTATATAAGTTCTCTTGTCTTGAAACAATAACTGTAACCATGGAATTCGGATAATCTACTATTTCGAAAGTATAGGATCCAGGCTCTGAGAATGACCAAGATTGTCCAGAGGGTTTAGTTTCTTCTGTACCTTTTCTTCTTACTACTAATTCAGTTTCTGTACCACCTTGGACTACAGAGGCCTTTATTACAGTAGAAGGATTTAAGTTTTCTGGAGTAATCCTAAGAGTTTTAGGATCAGCAGAAATTCTATAAGTAGGTAAATTACTACCAGAACCCACTATGATAGAAGTAATTATCTCAGGATTAGCTACACTTCTAAAATAATAGATACCGGGAACTGTAGCAGTATAGATACTCTCATTATCATGCCTTTTATATCCCCATAAGTTATCGGGATCAGATTCTTCTTTTTTATACATTACCTGATACCTTAAATCAGCTTCAGGCCAATCGGAAGTTACTGTAATTCTAATAGGTACTTTATTATTAGATCCCAGTATAATGGAATTAATCTTGGGATTTACGAATTCAGCAAATATAGTATACTCATCGATAAATCTAAATCCATAATCTACAATAGTAACAGATACATTGAAAGGTTTAAACCTATTGATGATATTCTCTACGCCCTTTCTAAAAGAGAAAAATCCACTTTGGTATTTATCAGTATATGGATGACCAGTAACTTTAAACTTTACTGGTATACATTGGGTACACTGAAAAGAATTATCAAAAGTACCTTTATCAAAATACACAGCTTGATCGAACCTTGGTTTAGATTCTTCTGGATTAATCCAACCATTGTAATCCTCTTCTTTAGTAGGGTCATACATTTCGCATCGAATACCATACATTCGGAAGATTATTTCGAAAAAGCTTTGGCTACCTCGGATTTTTAAAAGGGATATAGAATACCCTAATAATCTTCTTACTTGTTCTGAGGTTAATGAGAAAGGTCCAGACTTCGGTATAATCCAAGTTCTGGATAACATCTCTAATTCTGAATCACCCAAGAGACCATTGAAGTTAGTTCTCCAAGCCTCTTCATCTATATGATTGCCTATGGCAAAAGGCATTTGTCCCAATAATTCCCAGAAATATACTAGATACATGTCTGGAGTTTTATCGAGATCTTGGATTTCTAGTAACTTAGTAGTATCGGAATATATTTCATTTCCAAAATAATCTCCACAGATATCTAGAAACCTTTGTAAAATGCCCTTTCCATCTACCTTATACGTATCAGAATCTTTGAAGTAATAAGGTAGCATGTCTATGAGATTCTTGAAATCGATCATATTAGATAGTTTCTTTTACGGTTAATGTAAGCTGTGAATTACTACTGAATACTGGGATGTTAAACCCTGGATCTTCATAATCCATGTTGGGCTCTGAGATAGTTATAGAATATCTAAATCCATTTTGATAACCATTATCGGCTACACCAAATGAGAAAGTTACATCATTGTCGGCATCTTGGTAAGTAGAAGAATTTCCTACTCTACCAGTACTATCGAAGCTTCCTTTTGCAGCCCGAATCCTAAACTCGTTGTTATTAGAGAAAGTAATAAAATAGGTATTAGAATCAGTTGCTTTATCCAACTTAAAGTTATTAATAAGTAACTCTCTGTTACCATAAATGGTATTAGGCCAAGGTTTAGTATAGAACTTCTTAATGTGAAGGTAATCTACCATTGAGCAATTATCTATGAGAGCATAGATATCCGAAATTCTAACGCTTCCTCCGATAGTAGATTTCTCTGGAGAATAAGCATTATACAAGGCAGTAAGTATCTGCTGTTGAATCTCTGCAGTCTTATAAGACTTCCTGCCAGTCACTTCAATATCCAAGATAATCTGAACGGTACCTGCAGTCTTAACTTGAAGCCAAGTAGATAAAGGAGATCGTTGAGATAATAAATTGTATACTTTATCGATTCTGGCATCTCCTGCAGAACTACCATTATCGGGGTTTATGTATACTGTAAGTTTTCTACTACATTCATAATCTACAGCAGCTTTGTTAACTCCCTCTACAGTCATTGCTAAATCCGCAAAATCCTGAGCAGTGATTGCTACCCCCAAAGTCTTAACACTAAGAGGAATGTGTTCTTTGATCATCTGGAAATTCTCATAGTTTGAACCACCTGCTGCAGCATAAGTATTACTTACTGTAGCATCAGAAATTACTCCAGAAATAACTGCTGGTACTGTAGTAATAGAACCAGAGCCGATGTTACCATTGTACCCCTTAGTAAGATAGAAGATTACCTCTGTAATCCTATCTCCAGCATTAGGTTTAGCTCCATATAAACCATCCCCAAAATGTAGATAGGGGTTAAGGGCAGAATCTACAGATACCATAAAATGCTTATCTTTGGGTTTTGAATAAGCAAAGGTATCTACTAATACCCAAGTTTCCCCACCTATTTTTAAACTCATGGTACCATGTTCATAGTATTTACCATTAGGCAAAGTACCCAGAGTAATTATTACTCGGCCATCTGTAGGTATAATAATGCCATTCAATCGAGAATTACTGTATATTTCATGTTGAACAAGGGGAACTTTACAAGTAGTAGTATTAGGCCACCAAGTTACATCTCGAGAAGACATCCAAACATTTCCAGAGTTATCTGTAAATACAGTACCTGCAGGTATAAGGATATTAGCACCAATATTTTCACTCGTAATAGATCTAGTTAGAGTTACATCTACTGAAGCTGCAATGGCAGACTTAGTGTTATAATCTACTAACTTACCCTGCTTTACCACCGAATCATACTTTCTAGCAGTAGGTAAAAAAGTTTCCCTTGCTACATTATCAATGTAGTAATGTAACACCTCTGCGATGGCTGCAAACAACGAAAGGATAATAATGAGGATATTCCCCTCTGAATAATCAGTAATGAGGATATCTCCATTCTTATCCCGGATGTTTGTTAGCCCCTCTATCAACTTAGCCTTAATTTGTTGATAGGACCTTTGATAAGGATTTAGCCATTTGTTAGTGATTCCCATATCAATAATTATTAAGTGAATTATTTAATCGATCGTAGGCAATGCCCAGGTACTGGCTAGTGTTAGAACCATTAATCACATAGGCAACATCAATATTTACTTTTGATCCAACTCTTGTTACGGTTATTTTTTCAAAGGTAATCCTCTGTTCCCAAGTACCTATGGCATCCTTAATGAACTCTTTAATTATGAAGGAAAGGGCTTGTGAATTTGGCTCTTCGATACATTCCCATAGTCGGTTACCGAAGTTTTCTTGTCTGAATCTTTGCCCTATTAAATAATATAGGATAGAGGAAATGTTATTTCTAACCAAATCGAAATCCCCATTAACTGGATAAATCCCAGTAAGACCTGATTCGTTTTTGGTTATGGTAAAAGGAAATAGAATACCCTTACCAACTATACCGGTGTAATAATTATTTTCCATTAGTGTATGAATTTAGGGTTTTCATAATCTTCTTGTTTATACTGGGTAAAAGGCTGAGAAGCTTGAGTAGGTGTAGGCCCAGTACTAGCCGGACCAGAAGTAACTCCAGTATGAACATGAGTATTGAACAAGTTTCTCAAGTTCTCGAGTTCTTTAACAGTTTGGTTTAGTTTCTCTGTTAACTTAGCAATAATTACCATACCCTCATTAGTACCCTGGTTCATAATGATAGAATCTCCAGCTACTATATTAACATCCCTTTCAGAATGAACTATAGAGTTACCCTTATTAGATACTATCACATCACCATTAAAGTACAAATTCAGAGTTCCAGAATCATCATCTATTACTATAACATTACCTTCTGGAGTAACTATACCACATTTGTTGGGTCCATCTAAGGGTGAAGGTATTTGTTCTATTCCCCAACCATGGTATTCCCATAGGGGTTTAGTAGGATCTCCAAATTCGAAAGTAACAAATACTATATCACCTATTTTTGGGGCTAAGTATTTAAACCCAGTCTGAGTAGACCCATGCTGACCTTTTGGTAAAGCCCAAGTCATAATTCCACTCATCACTTCTGGGACCATTACTTTAAGCCGATTCATATGTTTTTCTTCATCAATATTATTAACTACGATAGCTCTATAAGTACCATAATATCTTTGAAGACCCTCTAAACCTTGTTCGGTTATTACCTTTGCAGTTTCAAATCCCATAGCTATTTCTTATTTTCTTGGTTCTTTTGAAGAAGTTTTCGAGCAGCATCTAGATAGTTATATCGATCTTTATACTTATCCACATATTTTTTAGGAGCTTCTCTAACTTGAACTTTCTGGTCTAGAACTACTCCATTACTAGTAACAGTTTCAGTAGTTACTACTGTACCCATAGTACTTTTTACAGGATCATCTGCATAAGCTTCATTCCAAGCTCTAACATTAGATACCTGATCACCGACAGTTTTAGCTCCTGCAAATTTATTTCCTTTACTTTTATCTGCAAGCTGAGTAGAGTAGTAGGTTACTTCTTGTTCGGTAAAATTAACCTGAACCCCAGTTTCACCGTTGTTGTTATCTAGATCTTTACCGAGAGAAGTAGTGGCATTCTTCTTTTGGCCATTAGCCATCATATCCTTAGTATTAAGAGTTGCCTTAGTAGTAGAACTACCACTCTTAGCACCATTCTTAATAAGTTCTAATTGGCAAGTATAACCCATACCCGCATCCATCATATGAGTACACTTTTTGATATACCAAGCTCCTGACCACTTTCTACCAATATTATCGATTACCAATATCTGAGAGGATTCTAAGGAAGGTCTACCCACTACTACCATCTGACATTCTTGTTTCCTCTCAGTATATTTCAAACCGTTATTAGCAGCAGATTGCATTGCTTTAGCCCAATTCTTAGCTCCTCCAAACCTGTTGAATAAGTTGTGATAAAGTTTATAGATTGGTACATTATAAGCCACTTTCTTAAGCCTTCGGATTTTTACTTTTGCTTGAACAATTTTTCTTTCAAATTTTGAACCTTGTTCAATTTCACCTGCAGCATTTGTAGTAGTTTCTATACTAAGAGAATTGGGAACCACCTTGATCATTGGGTCCTTCTCTAAAGCAGCCATACCTCTTTGAACACTGGGGTTTTTACTACCATCGGTTCCAAAAGCCACTTCATCAGAAGAATCTCCAGTAGGATCAAATTCTCGAGGATCTACCTCTTCTTCAGCCATGTATTCCATTTTCTGATCACCTACAAAGAGGTATTTACTACCATTCAAGGCCTCTTTAATATCGGATTCTGGATCTTTACCAGATTTTTTAGCTCTATCCAAAGCCTGAGTAACGGCCTTTTGTTTATTGCTGGGTAATTGCTTAACAGCAGTAGAAATAGCTTTATCCAGATCTTGATTACTGAGATTATTTATTGCAGCTTCTTTACCAGATTTGTAAGCTGCTGCAGGACCCTCGGATTCGAATTCTCTTAGAGAACTATTGAACTTCATTTGCTTTTCCTTAGCTGCCCAGTGATCTGTATTCTTGCCTTTGTATTCAAAATATGGAGCATCAGTAGGAGCACTTCTATAATCCTCAAATTCATTACTGGCATAGTTAGATACCTGAGTATTATCTACTGATTGAATATAAGGATTCTCTTGTTTTGGGTCAGGCTCCTTTATTTCAGAAGTACCTACTACTAAGTCTTTACCCTCTGGGTCTATAGTTTGGGTTAATTGAAACTTTACCCTTTTGGTAACTTCCCGAGTAGTAAAGGATATACTTAATACCTCGCCATTCTCTTGTTGATAGGCATAATGATGATAGGGTTCTTCGTTAAATTTACGATTGTGTATGTATATAACCCCATCCCTTGAATCTACATACCAAGGCCCATTGGGATATGATGAAAACTTTTGCTCCAATTGGATTAACACATTGTTACCAGCTAATCCGAAATCATCATCCAAAAGTTCCTTTATATCATCGGGCATAGCTACTTGAGCTACTCCACTAAAAGAGTTAGCATAGAGTATCTTTCCGGATGATTTTTGATTATCATAAGTAGGCACCTGTAGTGACTCGTATACTTTATTACTTATAATTTGTTTAGCCATTACTGAAATAACTCTATGATTATACCCGTATTATTGTTACATCCCTCTTCTATAAACTTAGAGAATTTATATTGAGGCAAATCAGAGTAAGTGTAAGGCGGTTGGAATCTTAAATCTCCAACTGAATCTATACACTTTATAGTTACATGAGTACCAGTAGAATCAAAAATACAATCGAAATCTCTAATCTTAATGGTCTTAATAGGCCCAGAAATAAATTGCCCATCTGGGTATACGTATCCCCATTGAAGAAAGATAACAGATCCCTCTTGTAATTCTGGTATATCTACGGTATCTGGATCTCCAGTATCAAATACTAAAGTAGCCAGATTCTCTTTTTCTTCATCATACATATAAGTAAATTTACTTATATACGCTCCAAGAGGTATACCAGTAATGGTATTCATTACCGGCATACCCAGGGAATCGAACAAAGCCAAGTAAGGCATGGCTGTTCCATTATATAATATAGGCTGGTTTACTTTAGTTGCCATACATTGGAATCCTTAAAAGTTTACCTGGAACTACTTCGGTAAATGGGTCGATAATCTGATTAGCTTCAGCTATTAAATACCACTTACCTGAATCTCCATAAGCAGCAAAGGCAATGTTCTGAAGAGTTTCTCCTTCTTTGATTGTATGCTGTTTATCCTTTGAAGTATAGGGAACTAATGGAAGATCAGTCTCTAAAGAGTATTCTCCATCCCTATATTTCAATACATAGGACGAATCATAAGGGCTAGCTCCAGTTAAGTACTGATTTAAATTTATCATATCTGAATACCTTTCGTTTTCTTTAAGTCCCCATCAGTAACAAAATCCCGATAGGATAAGTTGTATGAACTAACTCTCTTAAATATCAACTCTTGAGTAGCAGTACTGGGAGTTAATCCCAAACTTACTATCTCTTGAGAAGGTTTACCATTAGAGTCTCTCTTTCGATAAGCATTCCTAAAATTCGATAGAGAATAGGTTGCCGAAGTGAGTATGTACTTATGGTTAATGAAGATACCTGAATTACCCCATTGAATCATTAAGATTGGGGGGCCTGCTTGATAACCATTAGACTTAGTCCAGGATTCTAATAACCTACATTTGAATAATACCTCATTAGGATTTTCTGGATCATTACAGAACCAAGAGATATTGAATTGAATTATATCCTCGGATCCAGTAAAGTGATACATAGGAGTATTTCTCCCCATAGACTTAATTGTAGCTAAGGTAGATTCTCCTCGGAAATCCAAAGAAGAAGGTCTGTTCTGTAATATAATATATTGATAAGGTGATTTGGATAAGTTATAGATGATCACTTGATTATCTCCAGGATTCCTATCTACTTCATTTACAAAGAAAGCAGTTTTCTTTTCTGAAGCAGATTGACCCTTTGCTGGATCTGGGCCATCCTCTACTTTTACCAAGCTAGTCAATTCATGTTTTAAGATTAACCTATATTGACCCTGTAGCTGTTCGTTTATCTTAGGTTGTTTAGAAGAAACTTGAGCTTCTCCAAATACCCCATTGGGTATATATAATTTACCCTTATCAGCTTTATCTTTTGGTAAAAGAGAAGTAGCTCGGTTTAGTAATATCCGAGCTCTCCATAATTTATTAAGGGGCCCAGTAAGAACTCCAGCAGTATCTTGGGTAAGATCATTATATTTTTTAACAATCTTACCGGCTGCTTGGTTTAATATTCTTGCCATAATTGAATGTATTTTAATTTATGCCCAATAATGTACCACCAGTATAATCATTAGAAGTTCCAGGAGTCCAAGTACCTACTGACTCACCATCTACTGTAATGCCAATATTAGATTCTTTGAAACCATCCCTGATTGCTACCTTAACTGCATCAATAAAAGCCTGTTGATTACGAGCCTGAATAGCAGCTTCAGGGAGTCTCCGGGATTCCTCAAGAGCTCTAGTATTACTATCCAAAGAATCTGAGTTTTTATCTAATAGGCTAGTTAATAAAGGAACTCCAATGGTAAATGCCCATCCCCATCCAGGAAGTATTTTACCCAATGTACTCACAGCAGTTAAAGCTGTACCTACACCCTTAATAACTCCCTTACTTAAGCCTTTACTAAGAGCCCATCGAGCAAATTTAGAAGTACCTCCTGCAAGTAAACTACCGCCTCCTACCATTCTAGATCCAGCTCCTGAACCATTGCCTCCACTAATATTACCCGCCATAGGATCAAAGGGATCGAAAATAGTTTTAGGAACCTTAGCATATCTACCAGTTTTTGTCCAGATCCATTGACCTGCACTATTCCGTGATAAACCTGCCATCTGCATTTGTAAGATAAGTATATCCCTCATGATATTACCTATCCTTACTAAGTGCATTTCCATAATGGCAAACTGTTGGTTAGTTCTAGAAGTAGCTCCAGTCATACCATTGGCTACGGTATTAGCTGCTGCATGGAAAGTTCTGATCATCCTGAGAGTCATAGCTATAGTACGATAGCCATTAACTATAACAGTAACAGCAGCTCCTACAGCCATAGTCTGAATAAGGAATTTGCCCATACCTCCTAAGCTAGCTAATTTATCTGCTAGTTTAGTTAGGAATCTCAAGCTATCAACAATGGGATTAAATAGAGGAGCTAACTTATTACCTACCGTAACTACTAAGTTTTCAAAAGCAGAATTCATCTGGTCTAGCTTACCAGCCATGGTATTAAGCCTTTCTTCATTCTTCTGATCTACGATGCCCTGATTCTTATCGTAGAGCCCCATGATAAGATTCATCTTATCTCTACCAGAAGCCATATCGTTAAGAATGGGTATAATACCTCGCATACCTCGAACTCCGAAGATATTATAGAAAGCCTGGGTTCTACCCATTGCAGTCATCTGCTTATAAGAATCAAGGAACTGTTGGAAAGCATTATACAAACCCTTAAAACCACCCTGAGCATCATAGAAATCCTCAGAAGTTAATCCCAGTTCTTTTAACCAAGAGGAACCCAATTTTTTCTGTTCTGATAATGATAACTGTAGGTTACGAACCATGTTACCTAATGAAGTACCAGCCATGGATCCTTGAATACCCATATCACCAAGTACACCAGTAGCAGCAGCTAATTCTCTCAGGCTAACACCAGCAGCTTTCATATCTGCTCCTGAATATCGGATAGTAGCTGCTAAGTCTTCCAAGCTTATATTAGCATTCGTAGTAGCTGTATACAAATCGTCGGATACTTTAGCAGCATCTCCCATTGGGATTTGGAACATAGACAGGATATTAGTCATCATATCAGCTACTCCACCTTTCCCACCTGGATCTATATTTAGGATGGAGGCTAGTTTAGCTACTGGAGGTATCATCTTCTCTATCGCATCAGCCTTATTACCAGCCATAGCTAAATAACGAGCAGCTGAAGAAACCTGCATAGCCGTCAAAGGAGTTTCTTCATTCACCTGCTTGGCTACTTGCAATAACCTATTCTGTTCAGCTTGAGTAGCTCCAGCAATTTTAGAAGCCATCCAAATCTCATTCTGAACTCCAGCAGAATATTCATAGGCTCTATACATGCTCTTGAGCACCTGAGCTCCGTAATCTGCTAAGGATGAACCCGACATCTGAATACCTCTAGACCAGGTACTCATATCGTTCATCATCGTCTTAAACGAATTAGAGATCCTTCCCGACTCTTTAGAGAATTGGTCCCTTAGCACCATTGCTATACCAACCTCAACTATATTTTTACCTGAATTGAACATATTATTTGCCTTTGGATTTTTTCTCTATAAGTTTAAAATAAGCTTCGGCATTCTCTAAGAATCTTTTCCTTACCCTATACGGGAGAACTAAAAAGCTGAGATAATCCATTCTTATCTCAGCTCTACTTATATAAGCAAAATCGCCCTCTAAGTCTATTCTCCCGTCAGGAAGAAAAAATCTGGAGCTCCGAATATAAAGTATTTCGCAGTTTGACCGGTTTTCGGATTTTCGATTTCGGTATTACCCTGGAAGATTGGGTCTATAGCAAATACCTCTCTTCTAATTTCCTGCATATCCCTTGGAGAGAACAAAGAGAAATTGAGTACCTTCTCATATTTATCATCTACTTTCAATCGAAGATTTCGATGAATAAGAGGAGTATTTCTAGTTTGTTCTACTTGAATAGATTCTTTTTCACTTTCTCCAGTCATACAATCGAATAATAACTCTTTGCCTGAAGAAGTAAAGATCTGGTGATCTCTTAATTTCTTACCCATCGGATAATAGGGGATAGCTTCGGGTTTTTTCTCAACTTCTTCTTCAGAAGGGGATACTGAGTAATCATCGAACAGAAGTTCATGAAGATCTTGGCCATACATTACTTTACCCCCAAATTCTTTACCCCAATCGAATTCGAAGGATACTTCTTCTCCCAAAGAGAATATACGGGATTGAATAATAATGGCATACCTATCATTAACAGGAAGAGCAAGTGCATCTTCAACGCTTAGTTTTCCCTTAGCAGTAAAGTCAGTTTTTACTACGATTGCTGAAATAAACTTGGTAAGGTTCATCAGAGTTCTTGCATCTACCGGATTACTAAGGATGTCTTCATCTGCTCCATTTTGTTCCCGGATTTCATAGAAATAACCAGAAGGAGCTACAAATCGAAAGGTTCTAAATTCCATAATGTTTTTGTTTATTTGGTTATACTTAAAATTATAGTTATGTTAAGGTTTAACAACAAGAAAGGGGTGAAGATACCCATAAGGAATCCCACCCCTCCCACCTAAAATCTTAGCAAAGAAAAATGACTAAAGATTAGTACTTATCAGCTGTACCAACAGAGAATTCGATTGATTCAATTGAGTTTTCTGAAGCCATCCTATCGAGTTCTTGACCATTTACTTTGCATGGCCAAACCTCTTCGAAAAGGTGAGTGTTAAGTACTGATACTCCATCTTCAGCAAGTTCATTTACTATTACGGTTTCCCAATATTGACTGGGTACCAAGCCTCCACCAACAATATGATCTTGGCAAGAATAAAGCCAATCATGAAGCCAAGTATCTGAACCAGAAGTGGTCATCAGTTTCTCTACTATCAGATTACCGATAGTAACTCTACCAGCAGTTTTAACATCTCTGTTAATATCACCATGAGCTACCTGTTCTATCTCGATATCTGGCAAAGTACAAGTTTGAAACAGATATGTATTGATAGGGTGCTTAGGGAAGGTTATGCTCCATAAGAATTTCTTCCGAGGATTTTTTACTTTTGCTCCCATATATCTTAGAGTTTATTGATTAGACGAATCTTCTGAAATAGAAACTGATTTAGATGCAGAATCGATTACTATGTTAATTGTAACTTCTTGCATAGGAACGATATCCTTATATTTAAGGATCACTTTATATTTACCCTGACGAACATCAGCTTCATTATTTACTGAAAGCTGATCATAAGAGGAAGCATCCTGGTCACCCATATAGGTATATTCTGACATGGCATCTTCATCTACCAAGTTATCCAAGATAGGTTTAATTTCCAGCCAGATCTTATTCCAAGTGTTCCAAATATTGGGTTCTTCAAGATACTTTTGGAAAATGGGTCTTAAGCTCTTCTTAAGGTAAAGATTCAACCGAACGATAGAAAGGAATCTCTCTGAATCTTGTTTTACCTGTGAGGTAAATAAGTGCCAAAGCATAGTCTGTTTACCAGCATCTGGAGTATCCTTAATTACCATCATATTAACATAGGATTGAGCCAATTCGTTCAGATCTGCATATCGAGAAGGAGAACCATAGTTCGGGCATACTGGACCTACAGCATCATAGATTACTCCACGGTTCATACCCGCAAAGGATTTCCAAGGACCATATTGAGAAGCAGAAGCATCTCCCAATCCCACTACAGTTCCTACTACATCTGAATCTTGGAGATTACCGTTTTCATTGTAGTATTTAAGACCACCTCCAAAATAGGCAATATACTTAGAGTTACCGATTGTACCCAAACAGGTTTCAACCCAGGAGATTATATTCTTCTTATCTCTTGGCTGATCGCCTTGAGTATAGTGAGTAAGGTGTTTGGGAACTTCGATGTAATAAGTATACTCTTCGAGTTCCTTAACCATATCTGCAGCAGCCTTATGTACCTTAAGTACTTCAGCATCCTGTTCCAAATGTTGAGAGATATGGGAACAGAAAAGTTGGTATACATCGGTATAATCCTTTACGAATTCCAATGAAGCAATCCATTCGTCGGCAGTCGGTGTAGTACCGGCATTACCAATGGTACCATCGAAAGATACTTCTTCGTTAGTTACCTCTTTTTCTCCGATAGTAATAATTATCTTATCTTTACTACCATCTACAGAATTAGTTAACCACTGAATCAGATTCTCCCATGATTTAATACCTTCTACGGTTTCAGTCATCTTCGGTTCGATATACTGGGAATTCTTAGCAAATGCCGAGAGAGCCAAGTAATCGAAAGAAGTATTATTGAGAGAGTCTGCAGTTTTATAAGTGAGTACTGGACCTTGTTCGAGGATCTCACCAGTAGCTCCATAGATCACATAGTAAATGGTATTAAATTGTTTATAGAAACCCACTCTAAAAGTTTCTCCAGTACCAATGGGATCTCCATAGCCTTTAGTTACTAATCCAAATCCTACGGTAGTAGAACCTGAGGTAATCTTTACCAAGGTTTGAGGAGTAACTGGGTCTGGGGTAGATGAAGCTACTACTGGAGATTCTTCTTTATCTGAAGCAGGCTTCAATCTTCTGGCAGATTCACGAGTAGCTTTTACTACACCCTTAGTGGCACCTTTACCAAGTACTCGAATAATACGCAGCTTTGAACCACCTACAAGTGCCTTTTCGATATTTGATACAGAACCATCAGGTACTATCTCTTTTCCAAATTGTCTTTGGAATTGAGGATAGGAAGAGATGATTTCTGAGGGGTCATCGTATACACCTTTAGTAGTTCTAGCCAATACACAAGAAACTCCTAACATAGGAGTAGTCTGCAGAACATTATTGTTCTGAAAGACAAAATCAACATGAGGTGAAGTTGGCATATTACTTGTTTTTAAAAGTTAGTTACTTGTTTATTTAAAACCGATAAGTATCGCTCGGTTTAGCTTACTAGATGTAAGTTGAGCATTCCTTCTTCTTTTTCTTCGATTGTGCCAATTAGAACCGATATATCTGTAATAGGTACAAGTTCTCCATCTCCAGGAATCTTTTCCTCAAGAAGACCATCTACGCAAGTGTATTGATATACCTTCTCTAATATACCATGTTCTACATCTTGGTGATCATAATAGTTACCTATCTCTATATACAGATTACCAGTAGGACCTACTCGCCCTGAAGACCATTCTTCTAGATCATTATAATAGGGTTTTAAGTAACCTCTTGAAGGTAAAGCTTGGTACATGAGGCTATGGAGTAACCTCATATCTGGCTGGGTATTTGCTACCAAGTGAACATCAATAGTTATATCTTTAGTTTCGAAAGGAAACTCTGATGCTTGGTAGTTACCATTCTCTAACTTATCTCCTATTATAAATTTCTCTACTCCAATATTACCAGGATAATATCCCTGTAACTCTAAAGTGATTCTTGGGCAAGTTTTTATACCTCGTACTTGATTATTACCTATTCCGAAAATTGGGATGAATTTCTTTAAACCCCTTATATCGGCCTCAAACTTTTTCTCATTTTCGGGAGATACAGGTAAATAATCTTGGGGATTAACAGTTAATCCTTTTTCTAAAGCAGTATGTAGTAAACTTATATAGAAAGTTCTTTCTACGATTTCTTCTGTATTTACCATAGAAATCTTTATTGAAGGTGATTGGATATTGAAAACCGATATTGGCCAATTATACCCGCCGAAGCATAGAAACCTCCTGATAACCTTCCACCGAAATTCCATACTCTTTCTGATTCGGGTTTGTCTAAGTTATTGAAATCATAAAGACTATCTGAAGATAATCCAGGATCTCTTAGATTCTCTATGGCACTAAATTCCCCATTACTATCAAATTCGCCTAAAATTATGTTACTCACTCCTTTAGGTTCTAATCTAAGGGTCTGACCAGTTCTAGTCATTCTACCTGAAACCCGAATAACTCTAAAGGCTTTAGACCAATTGTTATTTTCACCACTGGCTTTTAAAGTCATAGCCATACTATTACCTTTAGATACTTCAAAATCTATAGTATAGAAATCATCATATCTACTAGTTATAATAACTCGATGTTCTTTATTAATGGATTCATTAGAAGAATAGTAATCCTTAAAATGAACACCCCTGAAAACCCACATAGGTAACATTTTCTGTGTAACTTGTAAATTTATAACTTGATTAGTATCATTCTGTACTGCTCTACCCCTCATAGTTCTATCTTCATTGTTAGGATTCTTAGAGAATGAGAAACTAGTACTACCAGCATTCATATCAGAACTGTCAGAATATAGAGTATATCCAACTTCTTCTCTTCTATTACCTACCATCCTGTAAGATTCTATTTTAGGGTCATAAGAGGTATCATCATATTCTACTGTAGTAGAAGGAACTCCTGCAGAGAAGTAGTAATGAACATTAGCCGCTTGTTCTATTACTATATCCTGAACTTGTCCAGATTCAGCTTGAGTAAACCGAATAGTCTCTATTCTACTATCTGTATTATCATTAACCTCTGCCCTCAATGTAGTACCATCTATAGTTACAAAGGAATTACCAGAGTAATGAATAGCGGTGTAATTTAGAGGTATCTCTTCTCCTACTAGATTTCCATTTACTAGCTGTTGCTTAGTAGATTTAACGGTTAAGCTTACAGATCCACCACCTGGTTCAATGCTAGTAGAAGTTGGTTCTACGGTAAAGGTATATTTCCAACTTAATGCAGCAGGTCTCTGGATAAGGTTAATTGGTTGCCTTTTTCCACCGATCTCTACATATATAGTTTGGTTAATATCTTTACCAGTGGTGTTATATTCTGAGGGTTGAATGTTAATGGTGGCAGGTCCAACCCCAGAAGTCTTATCGATATTAAAAGCCATGATTCCTTAATTGTTTTCTAATTTCATTCCTTAGTATTTTCTGTAATACCTTAGTTCCACCTGCAGCTTTATAGGCAGGAGCCCAAAGAGGACGAGGGGGAAGGTTAGAATCTTTACTACCGTATTCTAATAGAATGGCAATTTGATTTAAGGTTTTTCCAGATTCTTTACCTTTCTTTCGTATTTTCCTTACCTTATTAGGTAAACCTACATAGGTTCTATTACGTTGATGGTAGATATTTACCGATCTTTTATATTGACCAGTCCAATTCAAAAGAGTATGTTCTCCCAAAGCTTTTACAGTACTTGCAGCATGAGGTGGCCATGATACTCCTGAACCAGATGGGGGCATACCAGTTGATAAGCATTTTTTCACTATCCTAAGAAGTTTTTCTCCAAACTTTCTGGTACCTTCTGCATAGGATTTAGTAAGGATACTTGGTACACTTCGTATAAGCTTCTCTGCTCTAGCTTGTTGGGCTTTATCAACGTAAATCTCAAATCTTCCAGAAGGAATACCTAAAGTACGATTTACTGATTTAGTTGCCATATAGTATATAATTCTAAACTAAAAGAGGGATACACATAACTTTAATTATATGCACCCCTCTAAACTTCTATTCCAACCCAAAATATCTTTAAACTACGGCTTCAAGTATATATTCATAGGTAATTTCAGCAGCAGCTTGACTTATCTGTATCTCTCTTACTACACCTCCAGCTGAAGCTACCATTATAATCTTATCCTTTTTTATAACCTACAAAATTAAAAGAGGAGCCTCAAGATTGAGGCTCCTCGGATTTTTAACTTGATTACTTTTAAGAGATAGTCCAGCTATCGTTAGAAGTAATGGTGATAGTATTAGCACCACCAGTAGCTTCGAAGGTAAGCTGTTCAGGACTAACGGTCAAGTTAGAATCAGCAGCAGATTGGGTAATCGTAGCAGTAGCACTTACTTCTGCATTTACAGAATCACTTGCCTTAACTGTGTACTGTTTGTTCTGAATAGAATCGTTGGCAGCAAAGTTCACAACTACAGTTACTACATATTCACCGCTAGCTCCCGGGTCACCAGCCGGAACATAAATACCGCCAACTTCTGGAACATCTACGTTGTTTACTTTTACAGAACCTACTGTACCACTGTTGCCGATCTCGAGTTTGAATTTCTCTACATTGGTTTTGAATTCTACAGTAGCAGTAGTAGCAGCAGCTCCCACATTAGGATCTGATTCCTTGGTGATGTAAATTGCTTTACCGTTCTGTAGTACAGAAACGTCTTTGCTTACACCACCGTTGGTAGCAACCTGAACACTAGTGCTACGAGCATTACGACCGAGATAAGCATCTACTGTTACCTGTACTGTACTATTACCAGTACCACTTTTCTTGTCAAGGTGAGCCCATCCTGCAATGGCTCTAGCCTCTCTCAAATTTTCTCTGTCCATCTGTTTTTTTTTTGAAAGTTATATAAAATTATTTAGCAGTCCATTTGGCATTAGAATATACCTCGAAAGGTATATCTCCACCATCTGAACTGAATGTGATTTGGTTTACAGAAGTTACCAA